CGTCCAGTCCTTCATCACGTGCAGCGAGCAACCATGCTGCTGGTTCTGTGGATCGCCGAACCCGACAACGGCGGACTTGGCCCCCGCGGCCTCGATTGCGTCGATCATGTGGAGCGCCATGGTTTTTGCGGCGCTGATCCGGTCCATGGCGCCCATGCCGTTGCTGATGTTCATTGACGTGGACAGGTCGACGAGCAGGCACACCGCGGTGTCGGTCCCTGGCGTGACACGGCGGCGGGCGTAGACATCAATTCCGCCCATGCCGGCGCGCGCCATGGCGCGACGGTCGAAGCGGCCCGAGGTCAGGTGTCTTTCCCGGTGGCGGATTTCCTCCGCCGCCACGAGCTGGGCAATCTGATCGTGCACCAGGGCGGAGCGCGGCAGGCGATCGCGGGCGGCTTTTGCGTAGCCGGTTGCGCCAGCCGGAACCGGGTGCACGGTAAACCGTCCGACGCCAGCCAGCGTGTGCGGACCGCGCCGGTGCCCATAGTGCTCCGGTGGCACTTCCAAGCTGGCCCCCTCCCGTTCCGCGATCCGTGCGCTGTCCGTGTCCAGGCTCAGGTCGCCCGAGTCCAGCGGGGAGCCGTCCCAAACGCCACGGCCGGCGCCCTTGCCCTGGCCCTGGCCCTCCTGCGGCTGGCCCTGGCCCTCCTGGCCCTCCTGGCCCTCCTGTGGCTGGCCCTGGCCCTCCTGGCTCTCCTGGCCCTCCTGGCCCGCCTGTGGCTTGCCCTGGCCCTCCTGGCCCTCCTGGCCCTCCTGGCCCTCCTGTGGCTGGCCCTGGCCCTCCTGGCCCTCCTGGCCCGCCTGTGGCTTGCCCTGGCCCTCCTGGCCCGCCTGTGGCTTGCCCTGGCCCTCCTGGCCCTCCTGCGGCTTGCCTTGGCCCTCCTGGCGCTCTTGCTCCTGGCGGTGGCGTGCCTCCTCCTGCTCAAGGCGCTTGGCGATGCGGCGCGCCAGCTCCACGCAATCGCACGTGCTCTTGGTTTCCTTGGCGGAGCGCAAGGCGCTGTTGACGATGCTGCGCAGCTCTCGCGGCAGGGCGCGACGCGTTCGGTCCGGGTCTGGGACAAACACCCCGTTATCCTGGCGCCCTAGCAGTGCCAGGACCCACGGCAGATGCTGCACCCGCGAGCCGATTTCCCCCTGGCCCTCTTTCGCGGCCTTTGCGTGGTTATCTGCGTCCATCTGGACAAGCAGCTTTTCGATGGTGGCCCGGAAGCCAGCCCACGGCCCGTTGCTGATTTCTTCCCGCTCAATGCGCAGGTCTTCAAACACGTTGGTGAGCGTCTTCACGACTGGGCCAAGCGTTAGAGCACGGTCCCACTGGTTGAAATCTGTGTGGATCACGTGCGCAGTCTCATGCGCCAGATACCCCACGAAGCGGTCCGCCTCCGCCCTGGTCAGCCGGTGATGCGGCGGAAACGACGGCAGGCTAAGGCGGACGCGCCCGCGCGCGGCCTCCACATAGACGCCAGCGGTTTCGCCTCCGGCGGTGTCGACATGCAGGGTTAGGGATTGCTTACGGCCGGCGAGCAGCTTCGTGACTGTCTCTTGCGCGGCCGAAACCACGTCGATGTATGCGATGGTGGTCATGGTTCTAAGCCTCGTCCGAAACGTCAGTGAATTCCGTCGCGGCGTGCGACAGCACGCGGGGTTTCTGGCCACGCAATGCGGCCTCGATTGCGGCCGGGTCGATGGCCACAAGTGCGAGCTGGCGCAACGGCTCGCTGTCAACGGCCGGCGCGGTGTTCAGCACGCAACTCTTGAACGCGATTTCGGCCGGGTTGCCATCGGTCAATGCCTCCGCCCATGCCAGCAAACGACGGAAGCCGATTCCATGCGTCAGCTCCTCCATCTGTGCCTTTGCCCGCGTGACAACGGCAACCTGCACGAGCAAGTCAGCCAGTGTCGGCGTGCAACCGGTATAGGCCACCAGCAAGGCGCTTTCGGTGGCGGCCGGCGCATAGCCGATTTCGATTGATGCGCCGAAGCGGTCAGCAAACGCGCGGTTTTGCCGCTGCACGCCAACGTAGCCGGTCGATGCGCCCGACTCCGCCAGCACGACGTTATTCGTGGCGATGAACACAACATGGCGCGCGACGACAAGCCGTTCGCCAGTGTCAGGGACAAAGTAAACCATGTCTTGCAGCAAGCCGTTCAACGCCACGCCAACGGCCGGCCGCATGCCACCAACCTCATCCAGGCAAATCACCATGCCGGGCTGGCGCATCGCCGACAGCAGCAAGCCGTCCTGCCATTTCGTGCCACCGTGGCCATCCAGCACGGTCTGGCCGATGAGCTGTTCCATTTCGATTCCGTCGTTCAATGGGATACTCACGAACGGCCGGCCGGTGCGCGCGGCGAATTCCCTGGCCCAGGTGCTCTTGCCGGTGCCTGCCGGTCCGTGCAGCAATACATGCTTGGCGGGTGCGCCCGCCGCACGCGCCGCATCGCTCCTGGCCATCTGTGACAGCGCCAGAGCGCTTTCCGCATCAGGGAACACATAGTGTGGATTAGCCTTGGGTGCGTTTGGATGATCCCATACGGTTACGGTGCGCGAGCTCAGCGGCCCGGTCACGCCGAACAAGCTGGCCCAGCTTTCGGTGCGCACCTTGGCCAGATCGTGCACGCCGACAGCAAGCGGCGGCTCGATCACGCGTTCCACAATCTTTTCGATCACAACAGGCGGTTTTGCCGCGGCCTCGATCAAAGCCGATAGCCGGTCGGTCACACTGGCGAAACCATGGTCCAGTATGTCCTGCCGCAGGCTCGAAATGGTCGCGACTACGTCTGTTGTGTCGTTTGTATCTACTGCCGGCCCCGCGGCCGGTGCGCTGTCCAGCGGCATGGTGCTGTTGTCCTCCGGTGTGGGGGCGGTGTCCTCTGGCGTTTCGCCTGTGGCGTGCCACGTGGCCAGGGCTTTCTGCTGGATGCGGTCTGCATCCAGCCCGAGGTCTTCTGCGAGCTGGCGCAGCTCCGCCACGGTAATCAGGTTCGGCTGGCCCATCGTGGCAGCCCACGATGGATGGTTGCGAACGGCACGACGCAACGCGTCGCGCGTGATTTCGCTTGGTCGCTTTGGTTTGGTGGTCATCTGGTCCTCTAGTGGTTTGGTCGGTTTGCCTTGGGTGGCAAGCGCAACCTAGACCCACAGACTGTGGGTTGTCCAGCGTGTCCTTTAGCGATAGGGACAAAGCTCATGGCAATCGAGCGAACGGGAAACGGTCTCGGTGGTTGGCGCGGGCATCCAAACAGTCTGGTGGCTTTGGCGCAGCACCGTCAGTCGTGGGGCGCTTTGCTCCGGTGTCGGTGCGGTCGGGTTGCCAGAGCTGGGACAACGCATTGCTACCTGCACACAAACCAGCACACCGCGGTTGCGCCATCGCCCGCCAGGGCGGCCCGGCGGATGCTGCGCAAGCTGGAGGCGGAGGGTAACGTTGCGCCCGAGGTCCTGGCCCTCGATCTCTACCGGCGCCTCCGGTTTGGTGCGCTCAGGTTGTCGATCCCTTGTCTGGCGTTGTCTCGTGCATGGGACAACAGGGACAACGATCCCCTAACCTGGGTGGAGGCGGTGCGCCAGGCGCGCCAGGCGCTGGAGTGACGCGCCGTCAGACAGACAAACGGCCGGCGGCCCGTAGCTATGGTGACAGTGAAATCAAACCAAGTTGTCTGGATGACCAGACCATTGTTCGTGACACTTTGCGCACGATTTGTTCGGACCCTTTGGCCCCTGCCGCAGCACGTGCTGCGGCGGCTCGAACCCTCGCTGAGATCATGGGCATGGTGGGTCGACATGCCGAGCCTCCGGCCCCGCCCGGTGAAGTGCCCTTGTCCAGCCTATCCAAGGCTGAATTACGTCAGGAACTGGCGCGCATCCAAGGGCTAAGTGATTGAGACAATGGACGAATGCTTGTCCTATGCCAGGGCGCCAGAGCTGGGACAACGGCAGGACAAGCAGGACAACGACAGCGCAACGAGCGCGATCGTGCGACCGTCCGAAAGCGCCCCCCGGGGGTCGCGCGCGCGGGCCTGGGATCACTGTCACCGTAGCGGTGGAAATTCGCGTCTTCCCAACCTTCATTCCGATTTAACATCGTGGCCGTGTAGCGGTGGAAATTCGCGTCTTCCCAACCTTCATTCCGATTTAACATCGTGGCCGTGTAACCCCTTTGTTGCCCATCGGGCAAGACAAGTGCATACACGCCCGACGACAGGAGGCCCGACGCGATGGCTGTCCCCCCGGTCCCACCGACCCGACAGTTTTCGTTCACTGATTGGAGCGTCAACCATCCGACCGAACCACAGCCCGGTGACAAGCTGGATGCGGAGTTCGATCGTTCCAACGCGTCGCTCGCGGACGTAACCACCTTCGTATCTACGGTCTTCGCGCCGGACGGCACGCTCAAGCCCGGCTCCGTTCCTGACAGCGCGCTGCAAACCGACTTCCTGGCGCAGATCGAGAACGCCACCACGACCGGCGTCACCGATGTCAACAACGCCACCGCCGCCGGTGTTGCGGAGATCAACGGCCTGGTCTCGGATGCGGCTGGCTCCGCCAGCAGTGCGGACCTCGCGTCCAGCACGGCGAACGCCAACGCCGACGCGTCTTCCGGCCATGCGGCAGACGCCGCCACGAATGCCGACGCCGCCCTGGTGTCCTCGAACCAAGCGACCAGCCAGGCGGGCTCTGCCGTCAACGCCGCTAACAGCGCAAACTCCTTCGCGACGCAGTCCGCCATGTCGGCGGACGAAGCTCTCAAGTGGGCGGAGTATCTGGACGGCCCGGTGGTGGACGAGGCGCAGGCCCCCGCCTATGTCACCGGCACGCCCTTCCCCGAAGGGCTCTTTTATGAGCCCGTCTCGGGACAACCAGGCGGGCTCTATTCCTCGAAGTGGTGGGCGATCTGGGCCTATAACCAGATCAATGATTTCTACGCGTTCGGCGGCGGCGGTGATCTGGGCGCCAAGATTGCCAATGAAGAAGCCGCCCGCATCGCCGCGGACAATACGCTCACCGCGAACCTGGCGACGGAAACCACCAACCGCACCAATGCGGACGCGGTTGAGGCCGCCACGCGCGCGAACGCCGATGCCGGTTTTGCGGCAACACTCGCCACCGTAGGGCAGCCAAACGGCATCGCCACCCTGGACGCGGCGGGCCATCTTCCACCCGCGCAACTCCCGGCCGGCATCGTCACCGGCATGCACCCGCGTGGCTCCTGGAATGCGTCCACCAACACCCCCACCCTGGCGTCGGGCGGTGGCTGGGGCGTTGCGGGCGACTACTACATGGTGACCGTCGCCGGTAGCACGTCGATCGACGGCACTGCGACCTGGGCGGTTGGCGATCAGATCGTCAACACCGGCACGGGTAGCTACAGAATACCATACAGCTCCGTCAACGGCACCATGGCGATCCAGAACGCCAATGCGGTGGCGATTACCGGCGGCAGCACGCAAGGCCAGACGGTTGTCGGTTTCAACGACGGCTCGCTGATCCAGCCCGGCACGCCGATGGTGCCGGACCTCGCCTGGTGGCGGCGCGACGCCGCCGGCAATATTGTGGAGGCGCTTGGTGTAGACAGCACGCTGTTCCTCCAGAACCTGCGTGTCTACGGGACGGTGACGTTCAACGTTTTCGCTGCGACCATCGTGAACGCGACCGCGGTCAACGCCGCCACGGCTACGCTCTCCGGCAACCTGACCTTCTCCGCGTCCGGTGATTTGATCGACGCCGGCGCGGTGATGCCTGACCTGGCGCGCTGGTGGCGCGATACCGCCGGCAACATCGCGCTTGCCGTGGGCACCGATGGCACGGTCCTCGTGCAGAATATGCAGGTTCAAGGCACGCTCACCGCGCCCGGCTTCTCCGGCGGCGGCGGTGGGGGCGTCACCGCTTCGCCGGCGGACACTCTGGACATAACCAAATACGGCGCAGTCGGTGACGGCAACGACGACGTTTTCAGTGGCACCTGGGCTGCTGCCGGCAACACGCTGACCTTGACCCGGTTCAACGGCCCGGTGACCTACAATACGACCGGCAATACGCTGACCGTCTCCGACATGAAGACCAATCCGGGCTTCGACCCGAACATTGTCGGAAAATACGTCTACATCCAGGCGACCGACGGTTCAGGCGTTGTCCTGACCACGAAAATCACTGCCTTTCTTAACGGCAGCTCCGTCAGCGTGGCGGACAACGCCCCCGCGACGGTGACAAGCGCCATCCTCTGCTGGCCGGCCTTTCAGTCGACCGATCTCAACAAGTCTATTCGTGTCGAAGGCGGTGCAGTCAGCCTGATCCGTCAAGCCTGGAACTCCGGTTTGATGGCCTACACAGGCACCATTTCGGCGATACTCGCCGGCAACCAGGTAACCGTCACCAACACGATCGCGCCGAACTTCACCACAGCGAACAGCGGCCAGCCGGTGCGCGTGTCCTGGGGCACCGACAATTCGCAAGCCTACGCGAACGTCCAGCCGGACGTGATCGCCAAAGGCATCAAATACATCTGGCATCCTCGCACCGATGGCCAGGCCAAGACGGTCTACTGCGCGTTTGCGCTCGCGCAACGCCAGACGAATGATAATTACTATCGAAACTTTACCGCCGTGGCGAACCAAACCTATGTCCAGACCGTGTGGATCGGTGATCCCTCGGTCACTGGTGTCCTCACGGACATCTCGGGTCGTCTTCTGCCCAAGCGCCTTGTCCCGAACCGCGCCCCGCCGCCGAAACCACCCGTGCGTGATGTGATCGCCCGCCTGCACATGCCGCGTGTCGTGGCAAACACTACGATCAACACGGTCGAAGTGGGCGACAGCATCGCGAAATACGACCCCACGGCGCAGTCGGACAGTTGGAACCCGGTCGGCATGTGGGAAGGGCTCATGCGCCGGCAGAACCCGCGCAAGACCTTCATCTTCCAGAACATCGCCAACATCGGGGTCGGTTGGGCCGAAATGGTCGACCCTGGCGGTGGCCTGCCCTGGCGCATCGCTGGCACTGACCTCTATTTCATGTCGTCCTCCGGTCATAACGATTTCTGGCGCGGTCACGCGATCAAAGTCCAGGCGGGCCTGAACCTGGGCCATACCTCCGGCAACGATAGCGGCGGGCGCGCGCCTGACATTCTTCTCACCACGGCCAAGGCGAATGCTATCGCCACACCGCAACAGGCTTGCGCCTGGAATGTCGATGGCCGGTCCCATACCGAAGTCCTGATCCGCACCATGGCGAAGACCCAAGCGGTCGGCTGCGTCGATCTGCAATCGTTTTCTGAACAGGTCATGTTCGGGGCGTCTTGCTACCATCGCGAGCTGCAAGAACTCCCCGAAGGCCCGACCTGGTCCCTGACGCCGGCCAACCCTTTCCTCATCTTGGTTGACTCGCACTCGTTCTCCGCGGAACTGATCCTGTCCGGCGGTGGCTCGCAGGTCTGGCCGCTCATCGGCAAGCTACATATCGGCCTCTCGCCGATGCCTGGTAACACCTTCATCATCGACGCGGACACGTCGGCCAACGTGCTGCGCTATGAGGCCCGCCTCTGGGGTCGCGAAGTCACCACCACCGTTTCGACCTCCGGTGCAACGCTCACCACCGCCACCGGCGTGTCCTCCACCGGCGCGCTCACCTGGGCCGCGTTCACCAATCAGCTCACCTACGCCGCGGGGGGTTTCACCGGCAAAGCCGGGCAGTGCGTGCTGATGCCTGGCCTCGATGTGAACGGCCAGAGCCAACGCACCTACATCAACCAGGTCATCAACGACACCACGGCGGTGATGGATGATTTCTGGTGGGGCAACCCGCCAGGCTCCGGCAACGCGACGTTCAGCAACAGCGTGACCCTGACCATGGGCGGACAGGTGTTCCTGCCGGTTGACGTGGACGCCGGTGTGGACGTGGTGATGACCTGGGGCACCAACAGCGAATACCGCGGCAAGATCACCGGCTACACGAGCGCCAATACGGTCACCCTCACCCCGGCACCGCCCGCCTTGACCAATCAGGTGGTGCAGATGTGGCTGGGGCGTATCTCCATCCCGCGCACCAACACGGTCCAGTCCTCGCTGGGCACCAGCCACACGCTCTTGCTCAGTTTCAACCGCGACGAATTCTCCTGGCGCAACAGCCTGACCTCGTGCCTGTTCCGCGGGGCGGTGGAACGCTACGGCGTGCGCTTCGCGCCACGCTTCCGCATCACCGGCGCCGGTCCGGTTACGACGAGCTTCACCAATCTCTATGGCGATCGCGACGTTTACTTTTCACCGTCCGGCACCGCCGCGGACATCATTGCAGGCGATCCGAATTTCAGCGGCGGCGGCGGTGCCTACCACGACCCGTCCCTCACGTCGGAACGGATCGTGCGGCCAGTCTACGAAGCTCTCGACCTGTGCGCGATGTAAGGGGCGAACCACATGGCACTTGAGGAAGTCATCGCGGGCGTAACCTTCACCGGGTTTGCGACCTTGCCGCCGACCATTTCCGGCCTCCAGGCCCTTGGCATATTCGGCACGGGCAAAGACGGCAAGAACACCAATCGCGCGCCCGGCGGCCCGGCGTTCGTCAATCTGACCAACCCGCCGGTGTTCGGCACCAACTTTATCACGGTGAACAACAATACTTCGACGGTGACCCCGACGACGGGGATCGATACCAACGTCGCTGAGACCGCCGCAAGTCTGGCCTCGGGCTGGACCATGTTTATGATCGCACGATACCTGCCGTCCAGCGCCAACGGCACTGTAATGTCCATCGGCACTGGCCAGTCCACTTGTGCGGTGCTCAACCCCTCGAACAGTCTCATAAGCAACCACCCGAGTTTCTATATCGCTGCGCAAGGACTTTCGTTTACCTCCCCGGAGCAAACAATCGACCTCGCGGGCATTTCGCTGGCCAACTGGCGGATGTATGCCGTGAGTTATCCGGCAGGAGCGGGCGCGCGGCCCTATCGCGTTACCGACGTGACCGGCGGCACGGAAAAGATCACAACCACCACGCACAGCCGCGCCCTGGTCGGCACGACGAACCACTTCAATTTCGGGGCTGTCGCCGCACTCCCTGCCAATATTTACCAAAACACTGACGTTGCGGCGGGCGGTGTCGCGTTTCAGCCGCAGACGCTTGCGCAACTCCAGACCATCCGCACCTGGTTGCTGGGTGTGCTTGGGCCGCGCGGCGTGACGGGTTTCTGATCCCCATGGCAGAGCGTGTCATCATCCGAGCGGTCACCGGCGACGCGATCTCTGCCATGGTGACTGGCGAGCTGGGCTATGATCCGGCGGACGGCCTTCTCATCCTGGCCGGCTTCGCCGGCACGCCCGCGGTGGCTCTGGCCAACGACCCAAGCACGGGCAGCGGCCTGGCTGACGAAACCGCGGCGCGCATCGCCGCGGACAACGCTCTCGACACCCGCATTACGAACGAAACCACCAACCGGACCAGCGCGGACAACGCCCTCAGCACCCGGATCACGACCGCGCAGACCGACGCGGACAGCGCGCAGACCGCCGCCGACGCTGCGCAGGCCACCGCCGACGCCGCCCTGGTGGCGCCAGACCCTGCCATCACCTGGACCAGCGGCATCGGCGCCCCGACCACTACAGAGGACAAGGGCAGCCTCTACAGCCGCACGGACGGCACGGTGGGGGCGACGCTCTATCTGTCCCGCGGCGGTGGCACGTGGACGGCGCTGGCATGAGCACGACCAAATCCCGCCGCGAACTGCTCATCAAGCGCCTGGTGGCGATCGAGGACGCGCAGGACGACCTGCTGCGCTTTGTCCAGCTCCTCATGCCCACGCCCGCGGACCCCGACGACCCGGACAAGACGCTTTACGACGCGCAGCGGTTCCACCGGGCGATGGCGGCAGCCCTCGAAGAGCTCGAAAAAGGCACGTTCAAGCGCCTCATCATCAACGTGCCGCCGCGCCACGGCAAAACCGAGCTTGCCAGCAAGAAATTCGTCGCCTGGTATGCCGGCCGGAACCCCGGCAAGTCGGTCATCTTCGGCACCTACAACGACAAATTCAGCCAAGACATCGGCCGGGCGGTGCGCGACTGCATCCGCCACCCGGCGTTCGCCCAGATTTTCCCCGACTGCCACCTGAAAGAGGACAGCCAGGCGGCCGATCGGCTCGAAACCACGCAAGGCGGCGTCCTGGCGTTCGTCGGCCGCGGTGGGACAACCACCGGACGCGGCGGTGACATGCTCGTGGTGGACGATCCGGTGAAAGACCGCCAGGAAGCTGACTCGCCCACCATCCGCGAGACCATGTGGCTGTGGTTCACGCAAATTCTGGGCACCCGCATGATGGATGACCAGGCGCGCATATTGGTCATCCAGACCAGATGGCACCAGGATGACATCGTTGGGCGCCTGACCGACCCCACTAACGACTTTTACGACCCGGAACAGGCCAAAACCTGGAAGATCATCGACCTTCCCGCCCTTGCGCGCGACGACTGCGTGCTGGGCCGCAAGGAGGGTGAGGCGCTATGGCCCTCGCGCTTCGGCGTGCCCTTCCTAAAGCAGCAGCAGCGCACCGATCCGCGCGGTTTCACCGCGCTATACCAGGGCCGGCCGTCGCCAGACCAAGGTATGTTCTTCCGCGCCGAGTGGTTGCGCACCTATCGCGCCTCGCAGCTCCCCAAACACCTGCGTATCTACGCCGCCAGCGACCATGCGGTGTCCATGGCGCAGGGCCGGGACAAAACCTGTCTGATGTGCGTCGGCGTGGCCGAAAACGACGATATTTACATCCTCCAGGATCTGGTCTGGCGGCAGATGACCACGGACAAGACCGTGGAAGCCATCCTGGAGCTGATGCGCAAGCACCGGCCGATGTTCTGGTGGGCCGAACGCGGTCAGATCAGCAAATCCATCGGGCCTTTTCTGCGCAAGCGCATGATCGAGGAGATGGTCTACTGCTCGATCATCGAGGTTCAGCCGGTCGCCGACAAACAGACCCGTGCGCAGTCCATTCAGGGCCGCATGGCCATGGGCAAGGTGTATTTCCCCGAGCACGCCAACTGGTGGGGCGACGCGCGCGACCAAATCCTGAAATTCCCGTTTGATGCCCATGATGACTTTGTAGATACACTGGCCTACATCGGTCTGGGCATGCAGAGCCAGACGCATGTCTCGTTCGTCAAGCGCGACGGCGCGGCGAAACCGGGCACATTCGGCTGGTTGAAGGCCGAACGCGATCGAACTGAGCGCGCCGCGCGCATGACTTCCGCCACGGGAGGCTGGTAGACCCCAAAATGTCCGGCAGTGTGCCCCCCTTTGATCCGACCGCCGGCGCCGGTGTCCCGTCGTCACCAGGACAAGGCCAACTTCCGCCGGACAACGCCGCGCCGCAAGGCACCACCATCCCGCGCGATCGCCCGGACCCGCCGGACCCGCGCAAAAAGCTGGTCGCGCGCTGGACCGAGCGCGTGCGCACGTCGCGGGCCTATTTCAAGCGCGATTTCGAGCGCATGCGGGACAACACCGAGTTTGTCCTTGGCGCCCAGTGGGAGGCCAACAAGCCGACCACGGGCGCCGACGAAAAGGACCAGCGATACGTGGCCAATGTGGCGCTGCGCCATGTCCAGCAGGCCACCGCGACGCTCTATCCGAACAACCCCACGGTGATTGCACGGAAACGCCCCAAAATCCTGGGCAAAGCCTGGGACGGTGACATGGCCACGCTCCAGCAGGCGCAGATGACCATGCAGCAGAACGCGCAGGCCCAGGCGCTGGGCCTGCCTGCGCTGCCGCCTGACCCGAACACCATGCAAATCCTTGCGGATTTCCAGCTCACGCAAGGCTACGACAAGATGATGGAGCGGATCGGGAAAACGCTGACCTACCTTTACAACTACAATATCAGCGAGCAGGTCCACTCGTTCAAAAGCATGATGAAGCTGACCATCCGCCGGGCGGTGGTCACCGGCGTGGGGTATGTCAAAGAGGGTTTCCAGCGCGCCATGAAAATGTCGCCGGAGATCGAGAACCGCCTGGCCGACATGAGCGAGCGCCTGGCCACGATCGAACGCCTGTCCAGTGACCTGGCGGACGGCGAGATAGACGAGACCTCCGCCGAGGCGGAACAGCTCCGCCTCGCCATGCAGAGCCTGGCCGCCGAAGGCCAGATCGTCGCGCGCGAGGGCCTGAGCTTCGACTACCCCGACAGTTGGAGCATCATTCCCGACAAAAAGTGCCGCAGCCTGCGCGGCTTCCTTGGCGCCGACTGGGTCGCCCAAGAGTATTACCTGACCGAGGACGAGGTTCAGGAAATCTACCAGATCGACGTGTCGAAGGCGCATACGAGCTACGCCAGCGACACCGGCGGCGACACGCGCACGCCTGGCCGCAGCCAGGAAATCCAGACCAGCGATCACACCCGCGCCGGCGGCGGTGGCGCGGCGGTGAACGCCGAAGACGGATCGGCCATCTGCTGCGTGTGGGACATCTGGTCGCGCAAAGACGGCACGGTTTACACCGTGTGCGACGGATACCCGGATTTCCTGGAGGAGCCCCACCCGCCCGACGTATATACGGACGCATTCTGGCCCTGGCACGTGCTCCTGATGAATGAGGCGTATCACGCCAAGCGGTTGTTCCCGCCGTCCGACATCGACCTGTTGCGTGACATGCAGTTGGAGATCAACCGGGCGCGCCAGGGCCTGCGCGAACAGCGCCAGGCGAACCGGCCCAAGATCGCTGTGGCGGCCGGGGTGCTGGAGGAAGCGGACAAGGAAAAGCTCCGCACGCATCCGGCCAACGCGGTGCTCGAACTGAACAGCCTGGCACCCGGCCAAAAGGTCGATGACCTGCTCCAGGTCGTCAAAATGCCGCCGATCCAGCAGGAGCTTTACGACACCGCCGGCGCCATGGAAGACATGCTGCGCGTGCTGGGCAACCAGGCCGCGGACACCGGCAGCACGGCCGGTGCGACGGCCACGGAAGCATCCCTCGCCGCGGCGAGCTCGCACACCGCCAGCGCCTCCGTCATGGACGACCTGGACGAGCTGCTGACCAGCCTGGCGTCCAACGGCGGGCAAATCCTCATGCTCAACGTGTCCCAGGCCACCGTGTCGGAGATCGTCGGGCCAGGCGCGGTCTGGCCCGTCCTGGACAAGGTGACCGTGGCGAAGAACGTCTATCTGGAGATCGAAGCGGGCTCATCGGGCCGCCCGAACAAGCAGCAGGAGGTCCAGAACTTCGTCCAGCTCATACCCTTGTTGCAGCGCATCCCCGGCATCTCCCCCGAATGGATGGCGCGTGAAGTGATCCGCCGCATGGACGACCGGCTGGACCTGACCGACGCGTTCGTGGAGGGCCTGCCCAGCATGGAGTCGATGAACCGCATGCCTACGGGCATGGGCGGGCCTGGAGGGCCGCCAGGCGGGCCTACGCCGCCGGACGATGGCAGCCAGGGCGCGCCCAGCCAGCAAGGCCCGCAGGGCGCGCAGAACCAGCAGCAAGGCCCGCCTGGCAACGGCACCATGGGGCCGCGCCGGCCGCCTAATTCAGCGGAGACGATCATCCCCGGTTCCGGCCAGCCGCTGGGCGTTCACCCGACACCGGGAGTTGGCGTTGCCACCCCGTGACCGAAAGGCAGCAGAGCCAACTGGTGGGCTGGCTCAAGGCGAACGTGCTGGCGGCGGTGATGGCGATTGTGACCCTCACTGGATCAGGTTTCTGGGCCATCTATGCAATGGGCCGGTATTTTCAAAACAGCGAAACGCAGATCGAGAAGAACGAGGGCGAGCTGCGCGACCTGAAAGCCGCGGTGAAGACCTTGCAAACGGACCTGGTGTCGGTGGACGCACGGCTGAATGAGGCCAAGACCGCGGCCACGGACTACCGCCTGAACATGGAGCGCGAGCGCGCCCGCGCGCAGGCGGCGAATGATGCGTCGGACGCGACGATGCGTGCCCGGCTGGACGTGATCGAGGCGTTGTCCAAGTTCAACACCGAACGCGTGACACAGCCCAATCTGCCGACGCCCTACGCAGGCCGCCGGTGAAAGTGCTCGCCCTGGTCATGCTTCTGCTGGCGGGCTGCGCGCAACCGGCGAAACCGCCCGAGGTCATCGTTGTCGTCGTGCCGGCGCCGGATTGCCCGGGCTGCAAGGCGCCGGCGCGCCCGACCAAGGTCCAGGCCAGCGCCAGCAGCCTGGCGCGGACCTACCGCGGACTGGAAAGCGCGATCGCCCCGGCGATCACATCTCCGGCCGCCACGGTCGACTACATCCGGGCGGTGAAGCGGGCGGACGCGCGGGCGCGTGACGCGCTGCGGGTTTTGGCCAGCCAAGGCCCGAAGCCCACCCCTGACGCGCTGACCGATACCAGCAAGGCGCTGGACGAGCTGCGCGCCGTGCTCTGGCAGATCGGCGACACCCATTCGGAGGTAGCACGATGATTATCGACCTGACCGAACTCATGCTGGCCCTGGTGGCCGGCGTGTTCAGCATCCTTGGTCCGGTGGCGGCCTACTGGTTCACCCAGCACATCAAGGACCAGCAGGCGGCCGACGTGGTGCAGAACGCCGTGCGCAACGCGCTGGGCGCCATGCAGCAGGCGGCCGAGGCCGGCATCAAGGCCACGCACCCGAACATCATGCTGCCGCCTGGCACCCCGCCCAAGCTGGCCACGGGCGTGCAGTATGTGCTGGACCACGCCGGCGGCGAGGCGGACCGACTGGGCATCGACACCAGCGCGATCGCCGACAAGATCAACGCGCAGATCGGCTTGAAGAACATCGCCACCAACGAGGCGATCGCGGCGAGCCCCCTCCCCCCGATGCCTAAGCCTCTGGACCCGGTGCCCACCGACCTGAGCCCCCTGACCAAGGCGCAGAACGTGCCGGCCCTAGGCTCACAGTCTGTTGTCCAAGGTGTTGCTTTGTCCCCAAGACAAGGCTAACAGGCAAGACCGACAATAGGAGCGGCACCCATTGTCCGACGCGCCCACCACGCCCTCGTCAGGCGACGCCCCCACCAGCACCGGCGCTGATACGTCTGTCTCTACGACGACGACGACAACATCGACGCCCGATGCGGGGACAACCACAGACGTTAATACCAGCGCGGCACCGTCTACCGCGGATCAAGGCGCGACTACGCTCTCGCCCGGCGAAACTGCAAAGCCCCTCTCGGACCGTGACGGCCTGCTTGCCGCGGTCACGGACGCGATCAAGCCGAAGGACGGACAACAGCCTGCGCCCGGCGGCGCAGCGGCAACACCCGCGCCAGGCACGACCGCGGCTCCGGGAACGGGCGGTGATCCGAACGCGCCTGACCCGCTGGACAAAGACCCGGACGACGCCGAAATGGCGGCCCTACGGCCGCACGTGGCTGGCCGTGTCCGCAAGCTCTTGTCCCAGCGCGATGAGGCCCGCCAGGGCCTCGAAACCGTCAAACCCGAGCTGGAACAGCACCGGCAGCTTATGGGCTATCTCCAGCACCACAAGCTGGCGGTGGACGATGTAAACCTGCTGCTGAGCATCGGCGCTGCGCTGCGCCGTGGCGACTACAAGGGTTTTCTCGAAGGCATCGAGCCGTATCGCGAGATTGCGATGCAGGCCGTGGGCGAAGCGATCGCCCCGGACCTGTTGCCGCAGGTCGAGAACGGCAGTCTGTCCGAGGACGCCGCGAAGCAGCTCACCCGGACCCGCATGGAGGCCACGCGCCACCGTGTCGAGGCCGAGGAGCTGACCAAGCAGGCCACGCAGCGCGACACCCAGGTTGCCCAGACCCAGGTGCACAACGCCATTGTCCAGTGGGAACAGACGGTCAGGACGCGAGACCCGGATTACGCCCTCAAGGAAATGCAAGTGCGGCGCACGTCGCAGGCGCTGATTGCGGAGCTAGGCCGACCGACCACGGTCGAAGGCGCTATCGCACTCGCGCAGCGAGCCTTGGATGAGGTCAATGCCCAGTATGCGCGCATCCCGCGCCCGCCGGTGCAGCCGACCCGTCCGCAGCCAAACGGCGTTTCCATGTCGCACACCGGCGCGGTGGTTGTCCCCAAGAGCCTCATGGACGCAGTCAATCTTGGGCTAGAGCGATCCAGACAACGCCGTGCGTAGTTCGGACAACGCAAAATGGCCTTCACGGCAGGAGAACTGACCAGCATCGCGAATGCTGCCCTGGATTATTACTTCAATCAGGGCGACACGTTCAAGCAATCCATCCAGGCCAAACCACTGCTGGCGATGGTGGAGAGCGGCAAAAAGACCTTCCCCGGCGGCAAGGGGAATATCTCCGTTGGCATCAAGGGCGACTACGGCGCCGGCGGCACTAATGACGGCGTAGTGGGCTACACCCACAACGACACGGTGAATTTCTATACGCCCGCCAACATCAAGCGAGCGAACTACCCGTGGCGCGAACACCACATCGGTCTGACGCTGACGCATACCGAACTCAAGATTGACGGCATCAGCGTCACCGACGACACCGGCGACGGCAGCAGCACGTCCAACCACACCGAACGCGAGAAGACGGTTCTGGTCGGGCTCTTGCAGGACAAGTTAGAAGATTTTGGCGAGCAGTATGCCCGCACGATGAACACCCTGCTGTGGGGCGACGGCACCGGCGACGCGAAGGCCCTTGCCGGCATCCGTGCGCTGATCGTGGATGACCCGTCGATCGGCAGCGCCGGTGGTCTGACCCGCACCACGAACACTTGGTGGCGCAATCGCGCGTTCACCGCAGCGTTCGGTGCCAAGGTCACAGGCACGCCTGCGCTCGCGCAGTGGGGCGGTGGGCCGGTCACGTCGGACCCGACCAACGGCGGCGCGCTCTTGCAGGTGCTGTCCAAGCAATACCTCCAGCTCATCCGCTACGGCGGCAAGCCGACCAAGGCGCTGGCGGGGTCTGCGTTCCTGGACGCGATGCAGGTCGAGCGCCGGGCCAACGGCTTCTACAGCATGACCGGGTTCGATCGCAGCCAGAGCGTGGCGATCGGCGATAGCGTGCTGCCCGGCGGCACGGTGCCGGAATACGACCCGACCCTGGACGATCTTGGCCTGTCCAAGCGCATGTATTGGTTCGATCCCAAGTGCATCTTCCTCATGGCGATGGAAGGCGAGTGGGGCCACCAGTTCACGCCGTCGCGGCCGACCAACCAGTTCCTTGTTTACAAGAGTCTTACGCACACCGGACAGATGATCGCCACGATGATGAATTCATCGCTGGTCATTGATATCGCCTGAAACCTTTTGAAACACGGCCCTGGCCCAGCCAGGGCCGTGCAGGAGCATGGCCATGATCCGGGGTGCACTTTCCAAGGCCGAGGCATCCGCGCTCAACGGTGGGAACACCGTCGTTGTCCCGGTGTCCGGTGCGGCGCAGACGCTGGTTTTCCCGCCGGTCGGCGACATCACCTATGACGTGACGCTGTCCGCCAACTGCACGTTCACCGTGACCCGCACCAACACCGTCGCGGGGCGCCGGCAGCGCATCGTCCTGATGATCCGCAACCCCACGGGCGGCTTCACCACGACATTGCCGACGGTGCAGTGGAGCAACGGCGTCGCGCCGACCATCGCGACCACCGCCGGTTCCTACATCGAAATCATGCTGTCGACCACGGACGGCGGCACCACGCTCCAGGCAAGGTGAAGGACAACGCATGCCAACTTTCCAACTGATCGAGTGCATGGTCGCACTCGGTGGCGACGAGCAGCAGATCGTGCATCGCGGCGGTCTGTTCGCGGTCACCTATCCCGAACTGATCGTGCTGCAATTCGTGCACGGGGACGAAGCCGTGACCGACGCCTACGAGCAGGGCACGGTGGAGCGGGAGAACGCCGACGAGCTGGCGCGGCTGCGGGCGATCTACAGCAAGAAGGTCTGCCAGGACATCTTTCCCGGCGCCAACCCGCGCCTGCCGCCGGCGGACTCGCGCATCCGTCCGCGCATCGCGCTGACACCACCGCGGCGCAAGCGGGCGCCCTCGCGCGTCGACTACACCGATCCGGCGTTCCAGCCGCAGATACATGACGGCCTGGCACCGCCCGCCGGTGACGTGGACACGCTGCACCAGGGCGAGTGACGGGTCATGCCCGAACAGAAAAAGCAGCTTCGCGAACTGGTCTCTGCGGTGCGCGCCGAGTGCGGGCACAGCATGAACGTCGCGCATGGGCTGAATGATCTGGACGCGCTGAAATACCTGATCGACCGCGTCCAGCAAGACCTTTGGGAGGACTACACCTGGCCGCGCCTGGTGGCGGATCGCGATATCGTCCTTGTCGAGGGCACCCGTTACTACAACTACCCGACCGACATGGGCTTTGACGATATCGAGCAGGTCTGGCTTCTGTTCGGCACTGTCGTGGGCCGCGTGGACTACGGCATCGGCCCCGAGGACTTCATCCTCTGGAACTCGCAACTGGTCCCGCCGCAAATGTCGTGGCCGGTGCGCAAGTGGATGCACCACGCCGACGATGGCAGCTTTGAGGTCTGGCCCGTGCCGGACGCCAACGTGGCGGCCACCGACCCGCAGGGCATCATCCGGTTTCGCGGCAACCTCCAGCTCGTGCCGATGGTCAACGACGACGACACGAACACCTTGCCGTGGCGTATCATCGTGCTGACCGCTGCGGCGGAAATCCTGGCCAAGGCGGAAGACCCGGCGGCGCAGACCAAGGCGCAGCGTGCGGCGGAACTCATCCGGCGGAACAAGGTGCGCGAGAACGCGCACAAGACGCCGCCCTTTGTCGTGGGCGGCAGCGGCTTTGGCCCGCGCATGCAGCCGCGCATTGGCCTGGACTACATACCGGAGGGCTACGGCTCCGGCCCGTCGCGGCGGTGATGCGTGGCCGCCGAACAGACCCTCTCCATTGCTGATTTCCGCCATGGTCTGGACGTGCGCCGCTCGCCGCTCACCGCGCCCGGCGGTTCGCTGCAAGTTCTGGACAACGCGTTCATCAATGACGGCGGCGAGATCGAGAAGCGCAAGGCGTTCGTCCAGGTCGCCACCTTGCCCGCCACCACCTATTCGCTGTTCGACCAGGGCGGCAAGCTGCACACGTTCGGGACCGCTGATCCCGCGACCGTAGGCACGCTGCCCGACATCGGCGCCGTGCCGATCATCTACCACCAGCTCGCGGGCGGTGGCACGATCGACGGCGGCCACCTGGACATCGACAGTTACAAGGGAAAGTTCTCCGTTTCGGGGGCGATCGGCGGCGTGCTCACGTCCTGGTATGACGGCGCGCTGCGCACCCCGCCGGGCAACTACAATCGCGCGTTCAAAAGCAAGATGTATTCCACCAACGGGAACCTCTTGCAGTTCTCGTCCGTGGACAATCCGGCAATCTCGGACAACACCCCGGCCAATCCGGGCGGTGGCTTTATCGACTTGTCCCAGCACGACGCCGACGTGGAGGAGCTGGGCGGTATCGAAATCTACATCGACAACCTGGCGGTCTTCGCGCGCCTGGCCACGCAAATCTGGGCGGTGGACCCGGACCCGACGCTGAACACGCTGAAACAGGTCATCCGTGTCGGCAGTCTGGCGCCGCACTCCATCTTTCAGTTCGGCACCGGCGATGTGTTGTTCCTGTCGGACAGCGGCATTCGCAGTCTGCGTGCGCTGAACTACACGCTGGCCGCCGGCGTGGTTGACGTGGGCTCGCCGATCGACCGCCTGGTGCGCGACACGATCCGGCAGTTTCCGACCGCGGCGGAGGAAAGCCGCGCCACCGTGCAGCCGGTGGCAGGGCGCTATTGGCTGAACATCGGCAACACGGTCTTCGTATTGAGCTTCTTTCCGAGCGGCAAAATCTCCGCCTGGAGCACCTTCACGATCCCTTTCACGGTCGAAGCCTGGGCGCGCGTGGCAAACCGCGTCTATTGCCGATCGGGCAACGCGGTCTACCTCTACGGCGGCCTGGACGACACCAGTTACGACACGTCGCTGTGTCGCGTCCGCACTCCGCACCTGGCGGCCGATCGCCCCACCATTATGAAGCGCGCCACCGCGGCGTCGTTGGTGGCCTCCGGCGCCTGGTCCATGAGCATCGGCGGTGTGGTGAACAACCCGGACCTGTTCGAGCTAGTGGCCAACGTGAACGGCACCACGCTCCTGCCCTCGCAGCGCATCGCGGTGAACGCGCACAGCACGCACTTTGCGCTGGAATTCACGTCCAACGATGCCAACCCGGCGGTGCTGAGCGCCGCCGCGATCGACTTCAAATCGGGCGAGAAGCTATGAATGGCGCGTCGCTTTATCAGCATGATCTGGCTCATATGCCGCTGATCGACCACGTGCCGGTCACCGAGGAGGCTGTGAGCTACCTTGTTCACCACATGCGGGAGGAGGACTGGGCGGAAATCTTCGCGCTGCGCTGGGACGACGATGCGGACGCGCTGGCCGAGGACATCATGCACTATGCCGGCGACATGACCCGCGTGTGGCGCGTCGATGGCCAGCCGGCCACCATCTTGGGCGCGCATCCGATCCGACCCAACGTGTGGCGGTGCTGGGGCTTCGGCACCGAGCAGTGGCCCCTGGCCGTTGTCTCCATGACAAGACACGCGCGACGGTTTATCGTTCCGGCGCTGCTGCGCGGGGGTGTGCACCGCATCGAGGCGTGCGCGGCGGCCTCGCACGTGTCGGCGCGCAAGTGGCTGGAGAGTTGCGGCGGTGTGCTGGAAGGCACGCACTACCGGATGGGCCGCGGGGGCGAGGATTACGTGACCTACGTCTATCAGGCAGAGGACTAGGCCCATGTGCGTCGGCGGCGGCGGTGGCGGTGGAATTCCACCCTATGTGCAAATCCAGATGCAGCAAGAGCAGATGGTCGAGGCGCAGAAGCAGGCCGACGCCGCGCTGGCGCAGCAGAAGCAAATCGCGGACGCGCAGGCCAAGTTCAACCAGGACCAGTTCGACTACCAAAAGCAGCAGGACGCCGCGCGCCAGGCGGACGCCGACGCACAGGCCGGCCGGCAGGCGCAGTGGGACACCACGCGGAACCAGAACGCGACGACGGCACAGAACGAGGTCGAGGCGGCGTTCTCGAAATTCACGCCGGCCTATTTCGACCAGTATAAGTCCGACATCATCACGCAGAACAATGCCGAGGTTCAGCGCCAGGCCGACGTGGCGACCAAGAACCTGGCTTTCGGTATGGCGCGCCAGGGCATCCTTGGATCGAGCGCCGCGGCCGACCAACAGGGATTGCTCGAAGAACAGAAGGGCCGCACGGAAGCCGACATCGCCAACCAGGCGCAGCAGAGCGAAACCGCCCTGCAAAACTCCACGCTGCAAGCCAAGACGGGGTTGCTGGGCCAGGCGCTTTCCACCGACACGCTGGGACAACCGATCGCGCCCGGATCAAGTGCCGGGGTCTCTGCGGCGATCGACACGGCGAACCGCGCGATTTCTTCGATCGGATCGACCGCCGCGGACTACACCACGGCGCTGAAAGCCACGCCGCCGAATTACACGCTGGGCAACATCTTCGGGTCGATCGCTGGGAGCGCAGGGAACTTCATTTCGGGGCAACAGGCGGCGCAATACGCCGCGGCGTTCGGCGGTTCAGGGCCAAGCGGCGGCTCACCGTCCGGCGGTGGCAGTGTGAGAACCTACTGAATGAGCACCGTCACCTATCAGCGCGAGCCCTGGAGCGATGCGTTGCGGGACGAGGTCTGGCCCCTTCTCCAGCACCATTGGGATGAGGTCGCGCTGGACAAGGACACCGTGCCGCTGGACCCGATCTGGGAGGCGTATGCGGCGCTGGACAACGCCAAACTGCTGGTCATCACCACGGCGCGCGCCGGGGATTTGCTCGTGGGCTACTGCACGCATTTCATCGTGCCGAATTTGCACTACCGCAGCCTCAAACTGGCGGACAACGACATCTTCTGGCTGGACCCCGAATACCGTCGCGGTGGCGTGGGCATCAAGCTCATGCAGGCCGCCGAACGCAACGTGCGTGAGCTGGGCTGCAACAAAATCACCATGAAGGAAAAGCTGCACGTGCCCCTGGGGCGGCTTTTCGAGTTCCTGGGCTACCGCACGATCGAGAAGCTACATGCCAAGACCCTAATCGGAGTGACCGACGATGGGCATTAGCGCGTCGACCGCCACGCTGATCGCGGCCGGTGTCAGCGCCGCCACGGCGGTGGGCGGCACCGTCCTGTCGGCCAGTGCTGCGAACCGCACGGCGGCAGCGCAGCGCCAGGCCAACAGCGACGCGTTCAACGCGCAGAACACCGGCTTTTGGGAGCGGGCCAAGGCCGCCAACCTACAGCTCGCGGAGCAGGGCCAGGCCCAAAACCAGGGCATGGCGGACCAGCAGGAGGCGTTCACCCGCCAACGCACGGCGGAAACGGCGGCGCTCAAACAGCGGCAGGACACGGTCGACCAGGAAAACGCACAGGCCGCAGCGATCCGGGCGCAGGCCGATCAGCAAAAATCCATCTTGATGGCGGCCACCAACAAGGCGGCGCTGGATCAGTCGCAGACGGCGTTGGCGGCGAACGTCAACAAGGACGTGGGCAACGTCGCCGGGAACATCGAGACGGCGTCGCCCCTGGCGCACCCGACCGACAACCAGGGCGGTCAGGCCACCACGCAAGCCTATGCCAGTCGCCTGAAAGAGGCCGCGGACAACGTGCGCAGCTACGGCCAGCGCCTGGCGACGGTGGCCAGCTACACGGCGCCCTTGACGACAGTGGGGCAGTCCATTGAGCAAGAGAAAGCGGGCATCATGCCCACCGCCGTTGCCAATCAGCTTTTGCAGTCTGGCCAACAGATCAGATTGCTTCCAAGTGACACGGCCTACGCCATCGCCGGCAGTGAAGGCGCGGCGGAGCAGGCGAAAATACGCGCGGCAACCCAGGGCCAGTTGGACGTTGCGCGCGTTGGCTTCGAGGGCGCCACCAATGTTGCGAACCTAGAGCAGGGCGACACCACGCAGCTCGCGCAGAACCGCGTGGCGGACGCCCAAACGGCGCAGGCGGGCACGCAGGCACTGGGCAGCATCATTTCCGGCATCGGCCAGATCGGCGCGGCCGCGGCAGGCCGGTATGGCAACTGGATCGACTCACTGACCGGCGGTGGAACGGGCATCAGCAAGGTGCTCAACAGTCCAACGCCGGCCGCAACGGGGTGGAAATAGATGCCCTACTTTGCAGGCGGCACCGACAACACCGGCATGGAGGGCTTCGGCACTCTCGCGCAGGCGTTGTTCCCTGATCCCAGCAAGCTGGGACAAGCGCAATACTATGGCGCCGAGGCCCGCCGGGCACAGCAGCAGACCAGCGACATGGTGGCGACTGCGCAGGCCAAGCAGCGGCTGGGCGCAGCTATCCAGGGCTACACCGCGCACCAGAGCCCGGAGAACCTGGCGGCGATTATCAGCGCCGGGACGCAGGCCGGCATCACCGACCCGCGGCAGATACTGTCCGGCCTGGTGGCCGGTGCCACGGGCAGCGGCAGCATGCCGCAGAGCGTCGCTGACGCCATGCTGCCGGGCTTGGGCGTTTCCTACGGCAGCACGAAGACGGGCACGCAGGCGGCCGAGGCAGCGCAGACGCAGCGCCAGGCGATCGCATCCGGGCCGAACTATCAGCAGGCGGCGCTGGAGCGACAGAAATACGGCGACACACGCCTGGCCTTCGCCGGCCCCGGCGGCGACACGGTCTACCTGCCGCCCGGTCAGAACCCGCCGGCCGGATACCGGCCCTTGGCGACGGTGGCGGAGGCAGAGCGCCAGCAGATTGCCAGCGCACCGCAGGCGAGGCAGGCAGAGCTGGCCGGCCAGAAGCAGGCGGGCGAAAGCCGGCCGTATGTGGTGCCAGGCTCCGGCAAATACGGCGCGGTCATCGTCAACGTGCCGGTCACCCAGCAGCCGCCGCCTGGTGCGGTCCCCTACGATCCCGCGAACCCACAGCAGGCGATCCTGGGCACCGGCGCGTTTGGCCAGGCCGGCCCCGGCGGTGTGGCCGGGACGATCGCCGGCACTGACGGTCCGACTGTCTCACCGCCTGGCACAAATGGTCCGACTGCGCAGCCCGCCGCGACCCCGCCAAGTCCGACTGTCTCACCCGCTGGCACAAATGGTCCGACCGGCGGCTTGGCCGGGGTCATTGTCCCGCAGGATCAGCCCAACATCTTCGACCAGGCAGCCTCCGGTGCGTTGCCCAAGCCGGGCGCGCAGACGCCAGGCGCCGGCCTGCAACTGGACCGGCTGATCGACAATCGCCTGGCGCAGTTCAACAAGGAAAACCTTGGCGTCGGCGGCCTGGGCCTCAACAAGGAATTTATCCTGGGCGACGACGCACGGAGCGCCTTGCAGGCGCGCGTGGCCCAGCTCGTCGCCGACCGCTCGAACCGATCGACGTTCGAGAACGCGCCCGGTGCACTGAACCAGGCGTGGACCGAGCTGGCGCCCCGGTTCCAGCAGGACACGCATTACCTCAAGCCAGGCTCGTCGGTGCTGACGTTGGGGCCGCCCTCGCCCGGTGCGGGCGCCGGTAAGAGCACGCCGGCACCCAAGCCGGCCGCGGCACAACCAGCGGCTCCGCAGCCACCGCCGGCGAACGCGGCACCGCCCCCTGCCCCGCCCGATCCGAAGGCACGCCAGGCGGGCCAGGTCTACCAGACGTTGTCCGGGCCGATGCTGTGGACGGGACAAGGCTGGCAGCGCCTACCCGCGCAAGCCGCACAGGCAGGACCGTGAAGCCATGTTCGAAGACCTGATCGCCGAGGCCGCGAAGCGCCACCACCTGGACCCGGCCATCCTCTTACGTCTCGCGCAGGCCGAGAGTGGCGCGACCAACGCCACAGGACGCGCCGGCGAGCTTGGCCCGATGCAGCTCATGCCGGCGACGGCACAGGGTCTGGGGGTGAAAGACCCGCGCGACCCGGCACAGAACATCGAGGGCGGCGCCGGCTACCTCCAGCAGCTCCTGGCGCAGAACGGCGGCGACTATCGCCGCGCGCTCACCGCCTACAACTGGGGGCCGGGCAACCTGGCCAAAGCCGCCGGTGATGTGACCAAGGCGCCGGCGGCCACGCAATCGTATGTGCAGCAGATCGTCGGCGGGCAGAAAGCCGCGGCCAACGTGCCGCCGACGCAGCAGACCAATGACCAGCTCGCCGCCGCAAGATACCAGACCGGCGCCGATGCCAACCGGGGTGGTCTGCCTGGCCTTCTCGCGTTCGGCGGCATGCCACCGCCCAGCTACCCGATGGCGCCGCCGGTCGACCCGACCGTGGCCGCACTCCAGAGCCTCAAGCAGCAGTTCACGGTGTGATGCCACCGCTGGACGCAGCCCTACTCACGGATGACCAGGTCGGGATACCGCCGGCATCGCCCCAACAGACAGCGGCGCCCGGCGGCCTGTTGTCTGACGCCGACGTAGGTATCCCGGCGCCCGGCGGCGGCGGTGGCGGCGCCTCTCCTCCCGGCCCGCCTGCCGCCGCCGGGTCCGCCCTGTTGTCCGACCAGGACGTGGGCATACCGGATTTCGGTCCCTACCAGTCGCAGGAGGTCTCCCAAGGCTACCCGTCGTTGTGGGAGCGGTTCACGGCGAACGTGGGCGGGGCGTTCCGCGGCACGTCGCTGGGCGCCGGTGCGAACTACGTGGCGGGCCGCCTGGCGCCGGACACCGTGCCGATCGACCCGAACACCGGACAACCGATCAACGCCGCGAGCCCGCGCGAGCAGGTCCGCCAGTCGATCATGGAGGAGAACGCCCGCCTGGAGGGCATGCCCTCGTGGACGGACCAGCCGGGCGGACTGGGCGCCAAGGCGTTGGCCGGCACCGCGGCGTTGGCCGGCAGTTTCGCCGGCGGCGTGGCGACGCCTGAGAGCCTGGTAGGCGGTCCGGTCACGGGTCTGGGCCTGCGGACCCTGGTCCGCCCTCTGGCCGTCCAGGCGGGCACGCAGGCTGCCGGCAACGTGGCCGCGCAGGGCCTGAACATCGCCGGCGGGACGCAGGAGGCGATCGACGTAGGCCAGGCGGCCGAGGCAGCGGTGCTGGGGGCCGCCATCCCGCTTCTGCATGCCGGCGTAGCGCATGGCCTGTCCCGCGCCCTGGACGCCTACAGGGCGCCGCGGGAGGCCGCCCGCGCCCAGGCGGTCCAGGACGTGCAGCAAGCCTACCAGACCGCCTCAGAGCGCGCTGACGCTGCCGCTGCCCCTGCTCCGCTTACCACGCCTGTCACAGAGCCTGCCCCAATTCCGCCGCCGCCGGTGCGACGCGAACCGATCATGGGGCCGCCGGAGCCGGCGCCCGTCGAACCTGTTGCACCGACGCCGGCGGCTCCGGCACCATCGCCCAATGGCAACGTTCCTGGCGTCAATGGTGGGGGCGGCGATCGGAACCTTGGTGGTCAATCTGGTGTTCCTGTGGTGGGACCAGAGGGACGACCCGTAGATGGTTCACGACCTGCCGAACCTGTCCGACCTGTCACCGGCCCAGAGGCTGGCGCTGGCGGTGAAGCTGCTCCAGCAGTTCGGACCGATGGGACCGTGTCGCCTGCACCCGCAGGCCAGGAGCCGGTGCTGGGAGGCGAAGCGCGTCCTGGCCAAGGAGCTGAACCTGCCCGCCCGCCAGCTCCAGCCGGTGTTGCTGGGCCTGACGTGCCTGGACGAACCGGGATCAGCGAGACCGTCGCCACCGCCACCGGACGCAAGGTAGATACGCGCTTCGAGGTCATCGACGCGGCGGACCTGAAACCGGCCGGCGGTGACTTGCAGCCGCGCGATCGCGCCGGCCGCGCCGCCAGCGACGCACAGATTGCGCAGATCGCGGCGAACCTGGACCCGGCCCGACTGCACTCCTCCGCCGAGGCAGACCGCGGGGCGCCGATCATTGGCCCGGACAACATCATCGAGAGCGGCAACGGCCGCGTGAGTGCGATCCGGGCGGCCTACCAGGCGGGCCGCGGCGACGCATACCGCGCGATGATCCACGATCACGGTTTCGATACGACCGGCATGCAGGAGCCGGTGCTTGTGCGGCGTCGGACAACCGACATGACGCCGGAGGACCGCCAGGCGTTTGTCCGCGAGCCGAACCAGAGCGCCACGGCACGCATGTCCGCGCCCGAGCAGGCGGCGATCGACGCCAAGGGCATGACCGCGGACATGCTGGCCCGGTATGACCACAGCCTGGCCGGCGGTCCGCTGGCGGCCCGCAACCGCGATTTCGTGCGCTCGTGGGTGGCCACCTTGCCGGAGCCCGAACGCAACGCGGTGATGGGACCCGAGGGCGCGTTGTCCCAGGAGGGCGTGCGCCGCATCCAGGGTGCCATGCTGGCCAAAGCCTACGGCGACAAGGGCACCCTCTCGCGCATGCTTGAGTCGCCCGAGGACAACACCAAGACCCTCACCGGCGCGCTGACCGATGCGGCGCCGGCGTTCGCCAAGCTGCACGCCGAGATCGAGGCGGGCCGCGTGCCGCCCGAGTTCAACGTGAGCCAAGACCTGGTGCGCGCGGTCGAGCTGGTCAGCCAGGCGCGCGAGCGTGGCCAACAGGTGCGCGACGTGCTGACCCAGCAGGACGCGTTCAACCCGATCAGCCCGCAGGTCGAGCAGTTTGTCCGGGCGTTCCACAACGAGGGCATGACCAGGCCCTTGGGCCGGCCACAGGTGGCCGACGTGCTGCGCCGGTATGCCACCGAGGCGGCCAGGCAGAGCGCGGGTGGTGATCTTCTGGGCGGTGCCAAGGCCAGTCCGGCCGACGTGCTGACTGCGGTCCGCAAGGCGGTCGCAGAGGGCAGGAAAGGCCCGGACCAGGGGAATTTACTGGGCAAGGCCGCCGACATGGGCAGCGCGGCACTCCAAGACATCCCCAACGGCTACGCCAACCGGATCGCCAACGTGCCGCCGGCGCATTACGACCCGACCGGCAAGGGCGGACTGCCGGCAGACCCGAGCCATACCGACCGGCCCAGCACCTACACCCGCCAGGTCTACGCCGAGCTGGGCATCGCCGACCCGGACGGCATGGTGTCCAAGCCGGTGTTCGCGCAGCAGCAAATCCTGCGCGCCGCGGTGAAGGACAAATATGGCCTGGCCAACGTGCGCGTGGAGGCCGGGGCCAATCCGCGCGAGATCATCGACCAGCTCGCCGACGCGCACCGGAACCTGTCCTGGATGGCGCAGGTCATGGGCGTGCCGGACGACGCGATCGGGTTGCGCGGCAAACTCAGCATCTGGGTGGGCCGCAAGGAAAGCCCCGAGGTCGCGATGGGGCAGGGGCGGTATGCGTTGGGCATCTACCGGCCCGACAATCGGACCATCTACCTGCCCGGTCGGACCAACTCGTTCGCCCACGAATGGACGCACGCCCTCGATCACGCGTTGTCCGATGCCCTCGCCGTCAACCCGCGCAATGCGGTGCTCTTGTCCCGGTCACCGGCGGATTGGCACGCGGCGCCGCCGGGCACGTCTTCGCACGCCTTCGCGCAGCTCATGGGCGCGATCTACGGCAAGGACGCCGACAAGGCACTGGCGTTTATGACCGCGGAACGCCGCGCCGCGCAGGCACCTACACCGGCCAACGCACGCGCCCTGGCGCAGGCCCGCCAGGCGTTCCACGCGACCGACTATTACCGCAAGGCGCAGATGGTCTCGCCGCAGTATCTGGCGCAGCCCTATGAGCTGCTGGCGCGATCGCACGAGGCATACATCTCCAAGATGGTCACCGCCGCGGGCGGTGATGTGACTGCCGTCGCCAAGCCGGAAACCGCGTATCTCAACGAGGCGGACCGCTACCTGGCCCTGGCCTATCCCAAGGGCGACGAGCGCAACGCGATTTTCAGCGCCTGGGACAACCTGCATAACCAGCTTCGCGAGGACGCGCTTTACAGCGCGGGGACACCGGCCAGCTCGCCCTTGTCGATGGGCGGCATGGGGCCGCCGCATTGGCCCGCATGGGCGGACACCGCGGGCAACCAGGCGCTGACACAGGCGCTCAGAACCACCGTCGTCCGGGCCAACAACCAGGCGAGCTTTGTCACCCGCGGCATGAAGCGTCTGGGGTTTGACCAGACCAAGGGCTCCGACCCTGGCTACCTCACGCGGCGCGTGCGGGCGATCGACGCCGCCCGCGCGGTGACGTTCACCTGGCGCGGCATGATGAACACGATCCACGATCGCGTGCCGGACGGCGCCAAGCCCTATGTGCGCTCGCTGATCGACGCGGTGACCACCGACCCTGGATCGGCGCGCACGGTCCGACAGACCTTCGAGGAGGAGACCCGCGGCAACACGGTGCGCGACCACAATCTCTACAGCGACGTGGCCCGCAAACACGACCTGCTGGACCCGACCGAGCGCGAGGCCGAGCAGATACACGCGATGATGACGCAGCGCGAAGATACTATGTCGCTGCCCGAGAACATCCAGAAGGCGTTGCGCGACAACACGATCAACCAGTTGTCCAAGCCGGACCAACAGGCGCTGCGTGACGCGATGTTCGCCGCGGCGCCCAAAGGCACGCCGGACAACGTCAAACGCTTCGCAGCAGACATGCGGTTCATGCTGGACAACCGCTATTATGACCTGCGTCGCGCGGGCCTAGAGATACCCTATACCGAGGGATATTTCCCGCGGATGTATGACGATTATCGGGTCTACTCGGACCGGGCCGGCTTCGAGGCGGACGCTGCGAAGGCCAAGGCGATCCAGTTCGAGCGTGACACCGAGAACGACCCCGACATGCTGCGCTCGCAATACCACCAGCTCAAGGACGACATGGACCCGCAGATCGCGGGGGAAATCCAGAAGCGCCTGCGCGAGCACGACAAGGACGTGCGCAACGGGGCCTACCCGGCCGAGACCGCAGAGGACCTGCTGCCGGACAAGGATCACCGCGACGCGATCGCCGAGGCGTGGGGCAAGCAGGCCGCCACCGAGTGGGGCCAGCGCATCGTCACCGGCTACCCGGCGGAATACGACACGCGCGGCCCGCGTGGCCAGCCGCTGCGCGGCCGTTCGCTGCCGCCGGAAACCGACGCGATCATGCGCAAGTGGCTGGTCACCGATCCGCACCAGGTGCTGCCGCACTACTTCAACGCGACCAACCGCAAGATCGCGTTCGTCAAGCGGTTCGGTGCCACCGGCGAGGGGATTGATACCGCGATCGAGGCCGCGGTGGCGAAGGGCATGCGGCCGGAGGACGGCGTTGAAATGCGCCGCATCCTGAACAACCTCACGGGCGAGGTCCGGCGGGGCAGGGGCGACAGCACCGCGATGACGCGGGCGTTGGACACCACGCACGCGCTGGGAACCATGGCGCTGATGCCCCGCGCGGTGTTCACCCAGATCGCCGAGCCAATGAGCATTCTGCTGCGCACCGGCAGCGTGAAGGCCACCGCGCAGGCGTTCACATCTGTTGTCCGGGACATCATGCGGACCGCGGAAGCCGATCGCATCGACCAGGCGGCGAAATATATCGGCCTGGTCACCGCCAGCCACTTTGACTCGATCCAGCACGACCGCGTGGGCTCCACCTACACCGACAGCCAGGGCCTGGGCACGATGATGACGAACTATTTTCGTCGCACCGGCCTGACTGCGCTGACCAACAGCCAGCGGCGCGGTGCGCTTGTCGCGGGGCACACCTACATCCATTCGCTGGCGGTGGATTTGCAGTCCGGCAAGGCGGCGCGCGTGAAGGAAGCGCAGGCGCAGTTGCGCGATCTTGGCCTGTCCAACGCCGAGCAAAACGAGTTCGCCAAGTGGCTGGCACCCTACGACCATGTGCCGAGCGTCGAGGACATGGAGGGCACGGTTGCCGGCGGACAATACCGCGCGGCGGTGACACGCTTCGTGAACCAGGTCATTCAGGACCCGACCGCCAGCGAAAAGCCGATGGTCGCCGCCAACCCGTTTGGCCGCCTGGCCATGGGCCTGATGAATTTCAATTACGTGTTCTACACCAACGTGGTGGATCGGTTCTTCAAGGAGGGCGCGCGCCGGTTCAAGGACGCCGAGGGCTTCGGCGCCAAGGGCTCCGTGTTGTCCAAGATGGCGGCCAAGGGCGTGGCCGGCGTGGGCGCGCTCTGGGCCGGCTCGATGGTCAGCACCGTGCTGCGCGAAGCCATGTTCAACGGACAAACCTGGGACGAACGGGAGAAAGACGGCGAGCTGGGCGGTTGGCTGGCGGACCTGGCATTCCAGCGCATCGGCCTCAACGGACCGTTCGATCCATTGATCCAGGCTATCACCAGCCAGAAATACCAAAAGAGCTTCGCCAGTCTCACCGCCGGCGCACAGGTGGGGTATTTCCTGGAAGCCGCGGACAAAATGGTGCGCGCCTTCACGTCGCGCTCGCCGGAGACGAACACGGCGGACTACAACGCGATCGTCGGCGCCTATCAGATGTTCATTGCGCCGCTGGCGGCGGTGGCGATGACCGCCATTCCGGGCGGCCCGATGATGAGCGCCGCGGCGGCTGCCGCAGGCATGCACCTGACCAGCAAGAACGCCGCCGATCGCGCCGCGCGGACCCTGGTAGGCCCCAAAGGGTCGACCGATCCCAACGCCAACCCGGACAAGCCGATCCCGTCCGAGAGCGAGGAAGGCTTAGGCCCCGAGCCCACCACCAAGCCCAAGAGCACGGGTGGCTCCAGCGCCACCACGTCGGCGATCGTCGGCCTGGGCGACGACTTCGCGCCGTTGATCGCCAGGAACTGGGCGCGCCTGCCGGGACCGCTCAAGGTGGGCGGGGCGGTGGTTGGTGGTGCGCTGGCGGCGAAGACCCTGGCGCAGGAATTCGCCCGCTTCACCGCCCCGCCGCGGAAATAGAGTTGCCCGACGCGAAGGACGTTCGTTAAGGCGGTCCGGTCACCCACAGACTGAGGACCGACCAATGAGCCTGACCGAAAATCCTGCCGCCCTGGATAAATGGACCCTGAAAGTGCGCCCGGCGGCGCGCGACCTGGCCACCAAACACGCCGAGGCCCGGCACATGACCATAGGCGCCTGGCTTGCCGAGGCCATCCAGGCCCTGGCCGAACGCGAGGACAGCCACACGATCGACGGCCAGGCCGCCCAACCGTTGTCCCTACCCCCGCCGCCGGTGAAACGGGCGGGTTTCGACCGCGAGGAGCTGGAATTGCTCGAACACATGACCCGAGTCGCAAGCCATCTTGAGGGCCTGTCGCCCGAGTCGCCCTACCGAAAGACCGCGACAACGGTCCTGGAAAGGCGCGTAAAGGCCCTAAAAACGGGGAAAACTACAAAGAGTATTGACGCGGCTTCGGCGCACCCATCAACGTTTGTAGTTACAACCTGTTGAAAAAGGTAGGCCGGCCCCCCGCCCAAGAAAGAGAAGGAAACCGGCCGCAACAAGCCACTTGGTGGTGATCGTAACTCTGCAAAGCGATCCCACCATAGTGCGGCCCGATTTGGCAACCCCTCTTTTGGGGCTTGGGGAGCTGCGACCGAAATTCGTAGTTGGACCAACACCGGCGCACTCTTTGCAGTTCGACCATGCGAGCCGCCGAAGCGGCCGGGATGCCGTGCGGCCCGCTCAAGCTGCTGCGGGCGTATCTGCGAGCCCCCGGCGATGACTGGTCCCAGCGCGCCATAGCGAAACGCGCCCGCTGCTGTGAACGCACCGTGCGGACGCACCGCGCGTGGCTGGAGGCGCACGGCTGGATCGAGGTCACCCGACGCAGCCCGATCGCCCTAAGCGGCTGGCGGTTCCGTGGACGCACGTCGATTACCCGCGTTCTGAGTGCCGAGGAGCGATCACGTAGAGCGGCAACTTTTGCCGGTCCTCTATCCAAGGAAGAGTTCTTACTTACCTTCGATACCACCGCTGTATCCGCGCACGAGAAGGCAAGACTGCTCGCGAAGTGGATGCCGGACTGGCCTGGGGCCTTGTCCCCGCTGAGTCGTTGGGAGCAGCATGCTTCCGTCCTGCCAATCAGCCGACAGGATGACGCCACCCGAACGGAAGGCCGTGAAAACCATGATAGATTGGGAGGAAGTTCACGCTCTAACCTTGATGGCAGAGCGCCGGATTACCGAGATCACGAGACGTGGCGGGACGCATCTGCTGTTGGCGATGCTGTTTGCGGCGCTGCGCACATTGTATGCCCTGGAGGGGCCGGAAGAGACACAGCTTTACGTCACGCAGGCCATGATCGAACTGAACACGCCAGCGTCACCGCCCGAGCCCGAGCCGCCGGGCGAGAGGGTGAACAACCCCGGCGAAAACCTGCGGCCGTTTCACACACACCGCCGCGCGAACGACCCGTCGCCCCCATCACCCCCGGAGGCGGCATAAATGCCCCGGCCATCTATTCGACATGGCCAGGAAATCATGCTGTCCGAGGAGCAAATCCCGTTCTACCTGGCGGCGGTGCTGCGGCGGAACGCCGAGCAGCAGGAGTTCTTTCACAGCTTCCCGCCGCCGATCTGGCTGCTGATCGCCGAGCTGGTGCTGAGCTACCCGGTGGCCCGGCTTTACCGCTTTGTCATTGGCACATTGATGACCTTGGGGACGATCACCGGCGGGGTCGCCGTGGGCGTGACTCTGGTGAGCTACCTCAACGGGCAGCCCATGGACGTGTTCGGCTTGGCTTGTGTCGGCATGACCATGGCCTACGCGCCCGTCTATGCCGGCTTCGCTCTCTGGCGCCTGCACCGCGACCGCTAGGCGCTGCGGGCAGCCGCTGCCACCGGCGCCGCAACCACGGGCGCCTGCGAGGGCGTAGGCGGCGGCGCCACCGGGATGGCGCCGATGACCGCGCACGCCGCCTGCACGACGCTGGCGGCCTTGTCAGTGGCCACGACGGGCACGCCTGACGCGTCCGCCAGCGCCACCACAAGCGGCCCGGTCTTCGTCACCAGCGAGCAATAGAGCTGGCCCTGTGTGACCACGCTGTTGGCGGTGGGTGTCGTGCCCGCGGTGCAGGCGGTCAACGCGAGGACGGCGATCGGTGTGAGCATGCGCAGCATGGGATAGGTCCCTCTTTGTTGTCAGGACAAGGCAACGAACGGATCAGCCTTTGCGGTAGCGGTGGCCGGCCCAGCCTTCGGCCGCGAGCGGCAGACCTCGCGCCCATGGGATCGGCGCGGCCATGACTTTGCGCACGGTGTCCAGTTGCGCGCCGATAGCGAGCGGGTCGCATTCGATCAGCACTTCGTCGTGCACTGAGCCGACCAACTGGAAAGCCGGCCGCGCAAGCCGCAGCATGCAGTCGGCCAGCACGTCGCGGGCGAACGCCTGGGTCACGTTCTCGCAGTTGTGGACGATCAGCGGCCCCGACGCGCCGAGGACGACAAACTGGTGGTGGGGTCCGGTGTCGAGAAGATCAAAGACGGGTCGCACTTGTGGGCGACGCGATAGAGCAGCGTCGTAAACCCGATGCCGGATAGACGCGCAGCCCGCGCCACGGTCATCCGGCCTGCCGGCGTGTCGATCACAACATTGTGCCTGCGGTTGTTGGCCTGTTCGATTCGGGAGGCCCAAACGCAGTTCCCCGGTGCATAGCCGGCGTTGTTGTCCCGGCGCTCCAGGGAAAGGCCCTTCCGATAGGTCGGACCCATGTCGGCCCAGAACGCCTCGAAGGAAGCCCACTCCGGGCAGACCGTGATCCCGCGACCACCGTAATTCTTCCAGGCACGGTGCGAGGGCAACCGGCATCGGTCGAGCATTGAGTGCCACACCGCGAAGGCTGGATGCCGGCTCATGCCGTGCGTGCGCAGGGCGTCGGAAACCAGCCGGCCTCTCTGGCAGCCGCAGGATTTCTGCGTGCCTTTGAGAAAATCCGTAGACGCCATCTGGCGCAGTGCCCCGCAGTCGCAGCGGATTTCCCATAGCGGCTTTTTGCCCCGCACCGTGCCGATGCGTCGGACTGCGGTCAGGTAGTGCAACCGGACGCCGGTCAAGTCCTTCGCAGTCTGCCGCACGGACCCACCCTTTTGTTGTCGCAACTTCATGCTCTGCCGTCATGGCGATGCCATCAAGCGTCACGGTGGTCGCCATGCCGTTGAAGACGACGCCCTGGTGCTGCACCCAGGCCGTTCCGTCCCAGACCAGATCGTTCTGGCGCACCGACACGATCGGCACCCAGCCGCGGTCCGTCAGCACGAGCGTGTCTGCACCGAGGCACAGCTTGCCGCCCCATGTGCGCAGGCGTTCCCACCGCCGGGTGAGCTGGTTGACGCCCAGGTAGGTGATTTCGGGACGCCCCTGGTCGTCGGCGTGGATTTGCACGTCCTGGTAAAACATTTCGTGACCAGTCGGCAGGACGATGCGGACGGCCTTGCCCGTCTTGCGCACCACGACGTGGCCAAGGCGCTCCGCAGTGCCGTGTGGCGCTTGGGCTACACGCAGGAAAACTTCACCGAGCCGATACCAGTAGGCGACGATTTCCCGGTTCTCCGCCCGCCAGGCCCAGACGGCGGCCTGCGCGGCGGGAAGGTCCAGCGTGATTCCGTAGGAGGCCGCAGTCTCCACGAACCGGGCTGGACCAAGACCGTAGCCACAAGCGAGAACCAGCACCTTGCCGAACTGCCGGTCCGGGCTGCCCACCGAGCGGGCGGTGTAGGTGTAGACGTCGTCGCCGCGGGCGAACACGTCGAGGATGTCCTGTTGTCCCGCCAGCCAGGCGATCACGCGCGCCTCGATCTGCGCCTCGTCCATCGCGATCAGCACCTGGCCCGGCCCGGCCACCATGCAGCCACGCAGGGCGCAGGCGACGTTGTCCATCGGCGAGCCCGGCCAGAACAGGCGGATCACTTCCTGATCGTCGCCGGCCATCACGCCGTCGATCAGCGCCGCGACGCGTTCAGGGTCTTTGATGTGCGGCCGGGGCATGTTCTGCGGCTGCACCCTGCGGCCCGCCCAGCGCATGGTGCGGCCCGCGCCGCCATACTGGAACAACCCACGTGCCCGGCCATCGCGCGACACCGCGCGACGCATCGCGGTCAGCTTTGCGGTGGAACTCTTGGCGGCCTCTGCGCGGGCCAGGAGCACGTTCCTGGCGGCGCCGCGGGCGACCTGGAGGGCGAGGGCCACGGCGGCCTTGTCCAGGCTCTGCACGACGACCTGGTGCTCTGCCAGCCACTGCGTGATGGCCGCCACCTGACTGGTGGTGCGCACCGCGCCGCCGGTGACCTGGGCCACGTAGCGGTTCAGCCGGATGCCTTCGTCGTAGGCGATCTGGTCCAGCCGGTCGACCAGCTCCAGGTCGATCGCCACGCCGCGCTGATTGATCTCGCCATCGAGGCGGAAGACTTCACGCTCGAATTTGGGCAGCTCCGGCAGATGCTGGTCGGCCTCGAATTCGGCCTCTACGTCTTGCAGGCAGTAGGCGGCGAGCGCCACGCGCTTGTCCCAGCCGGTCTTGGGATCGTTGTGCCACCAGACGGGGCGCCCCAGCTTGTCCAGGTTGCGGGGCTTGGACATCTGCAACATGAGCGCACGCGTGCCGGCCTGCTTGAGCTGTGCCAGGCCCAGGGCCTCGCCCAGCGCCTCCAGGCCCGCAGGAAACCCATGGTAGAGCGCCCTTGCCATGGTGCAGCTCCAGGCATTCCAGGCCGGCGCGGGCCAGCCATACCTGACGACGAGGATTTCCTGCCAGATGTTCAGCTCAAACAGCCAGTTGTGCGCGATGATCGGATAGCCGTTCGCGACGTGCGCTGTGATCTCAGGCGGGCAGGGATCAAAACCCGGGTGCCAGAGCTGCGCCGCGCTGCCGGTGATCTTAAACGCGACGCAATGCACGTCGGTGTCAGGGTGTTCGGCGTAGGCGTGCGCGCCAACCTTGGGCAGATCGAGCGTCGAGAAGGTTTCCACGTCGAGGACAAGACGCGGAATGCCCGGCGCATGCAGTTGGCGCGCACCCACGGATCACTCAGGGAAATCAGGTTCAGACTGCCGGGGAATGCCGGGCGGATGCGTGGCGATCTCGCCTTCCGGCTCCGGCGCCGGGTAACGCGGGTCAGCACCTTCCGGCAGGAAATCCGCGGTGTCCGCGCTGTCCGGTGGATTGAGCACCGGGCTTGGCGTCGGCTGGTTCGGATCACCGCGGCGCGGGTCTTCTGGTGCGGGCGGTTCTTCGGGCGGTGGGTCGACGGGGGGTTCGTCCGGGGGTGTGTCAGACATGGCCCATGTGCTCCTTTGCCGCGGGATGTTTCTCCAGCAGCGCCAGGGCATCCGCGACCATGCCCCAGCGTTGGTCTTCGTCCCACAGCGGCGCGGGACGATGCACGTCCAGACAATGTTCTTCTGCGAATTCGATTTGTTCGCGGCGCAGCCGGTCGTCGCGCATCGCGCGCCGCAAGAGCGTCACCGCCTGGTCAAGTTGCGAAGGCAGGACTTCGACGTTCTCGATCGAGGTCAGGTGCAGCATGGTGCTGAGCTCCCCTCAGAACGGCGGATAGTCAGCGTCAGCGCCAGCCATGGCGTCTTCGCCCTCTGCGTCGGGGAACTCATCCTTGGCGGGACGCCGGCCGTCGAGCCGCGGCATGTCCGCCTTGACGATCTGGAGGTTGTTCAGATTGAACGCCACGCCGCGGTTGCCCGCGGTGTCGTAAGCGAACACGTGCACGGTGGCGCGGCACAGTTGGCCAGCCCATACGTCGGACGCGACGTGAATATCATTACGCCGCGCGTCCACCACACCGGGCCGGTTCTTCGACCACGGATTGATGAACACGCCGCCCTCGATGTTGTAGCCGCTGTAATCTTTCTCGCTGCATGGCCGGAAGGGCAGGCGGGTCTTGGCCAGGAACACCTTGTCCTGTGACTTGCCGGCGCCCCATTTGTCGTTGATGGCGCCGGCGACGGCCCGGCGCAGCTCCTGGTATTCCGGCGTGGCCTGCGCCGCACGGTCGAACACGATGTTGCAGTTGTAACGGGGTTCGGCGTTGGGCGCCGGCGGCCGTGGCGTCCACAGCGCGGGAAACGAAAGGATGCCGGTGGGCGTCATAATACTGGTCATCGGTTTGGTGTCCTGTTCAGTGGAAGACGTAACCAACAAACTGGGCGCAGGTAAAGCGGCGACGATGCCCGCGACACCGGCGAAACCCATGGCAAAGTCACCAGCGCCCGCCACGCTTGAGCATTGCGACCAGCACGTGCACCGGGATGTTGATGGAATACGCGTTGCGGGTGCGCGCGAGATCACTGTGGGTAAGTGCCCGACTCAGCGCGGCGCGCACGGCGTTGCGGTAGGTGACGAAGCCCTTGTTGCTCATCAGAGCTGGCCGGTGCGGAGCTGGCGCACCAGGCGGGTGCTCCGGGTTGTCTGAACCTGCTTGAACCATTGGCTGTCCTGGAGTTCGTGCGCTGCCTTGTCGAAGTCACCGGCCTGGCACGCGGCGATCATGCGAACGAACGACTGCAAGCCGCGCACACCCATGTTGAATGCCAGGTTGACCATCACGCCCTTGCGCGTGTCGTTCAGCGCGTCGAACCACAGCAATGGCCCAAGCTGTCCCTCGATCTTGGCCAGGTCATTGACCAAGAGCTGGTCCGCTTCGTCCGTGGTGATGCCATTCACGTCGAGCGCACGGCCCGTGCCGATCGTCGGGTGGCCTTTGAGCGTGTCACCGGGGAGGAGGGGTTTGCCCGTGGCGTCGTCATAGACCAACAGGCGCGTGCCCTCGTCGTGCCGGAGTTCGGTCAGTTGTTGAGCATTCATGGCGTGTTCACCCTTGCCAGCTTTGTCCCGCCTGAGCGCGAGACAACGTGTTCCTTCACGGTGTGCCAGACCTTCGGGAATTGCTTTTCGAGCTGCGCCGGTGACAAGGGTTTCACGGTCACTGCGCCGTTGGGCAGCAAGGGCAAGAGCATGTCCTCGTCGTCCCACACGCGCGTGGGGCGCGTCGGGACAAGCGCCCAGCCCAATGCGGTGTTATGCTCTTGCTCGATGCGCCTGGTCGCTTCGTCCCGGACGTGCTTCACCCAGATTTCGATGTTCTCCGCGTCGTCCAGCGCCAGGCGTAACTCTTCGTCGGACAGCGGGCCAAGGAACTCCCGCCTGGCGCTCGCCTGGCGGCGCTCTTGCAGCGCCGGGCAGAACGTGGCGGCCGGACAAAAGTGGCAGTGCTGGCCTGGCACAAGCGGCGCCGCCGGATCGGTCACCGCCGCCACCGCCGGGATCAGCGTGTCGTCTATCCAGCGCCACAGGTCGAGCATGTCCATGCGGGCGACACGCACCTTTTCGCGGGCCTGGGCGCGTGGTTGGACAACCACAAGCTCGATCTCTTTGAGCTTCGGGTAGAGCGCCGGTGCGTTCTGCGCGACCTTCAACGCGACACCGGCCGCGTAGTAGATGAGCTGCGGGTTGTCCTCCACGGCGACAAACATCCCCGCGCCGTATTTGAAATCCACGATGCTCAGTGTGCCGATCGCAGGATCAACGATCGCTGTGTCAGCGGTGCCGAACAGGTCGACGGGTGGCGGCGGAGAGTTCTTGCGCAGACCCTCTTGCCACCACGCGTTCAACGACACCTGGATTTCATGCGAGACATGCACGCCCGGCGACGCGCAGCGCGCGATGACCGTGTCCAGATACATCTGGACACCGTCGACCATCTCCTGATCGACGGTGATCTCATAACCTTCGACGGTGACCACGTCGCCCAGCGCAAGATGCGGCTCGAACCCCACGATCAGGGCGTCTTCGGCGATCTTGTGCGCGAGCGTGCCGGTGGCCGCGTAGATACTCGGCCGCTGCCAGGGGGCTTTCAGCGCAAGCGCATAGCTGCCGGCGCATGTCATCCAGCGTTTCATGCCCGAAGCGCCCAGCGGCGAGTGGGCCTTGTTCTCCATGCTACGCCGCCGCCGCGGGCGTCGTCTCAGCGTCCAGCGCACGGGCGTCCATCAATAGTTCGCTGCCCTTGTCCGGGCCGATCTCGGAGAACTTCTTGACGCTGTATTTGCCCAAGAGACCCGTGACCAGGGTCTGCGCCGCGCGGCGATTGTAGAGCGCACGCAGCAGGTCCAGCGCCGTCTTCAAATCCGCGGCGGGATCGCGGGCCGGTGCTGCGGGCGCGGGCGCCGTCTGGGCCGCCCCATCCCCCAACACGTCGTCCTCGATCGGCGGCACGGAGCCGTTGGCCTTGCTTGCGGTCGCAGCGGCCTTGGGCGGCCGGCCACGTCCACGTGCGGGCGTAGCCGCCGGCGCCGGTGCTGCGGGCGCATCCTCGAACGGATCGACGGCCGGCAACGTGTCCTTCGCTTCCGACGGCGGAGCATAGGCAAGGGCAACCTGTTGCGGCATGAGGCCCATCAGCATGAGGCGCAATTCGTCGGCGTTGTCCGCAACCAGCGTGAGCGTGATGGACATGAGGTTACTTCTCCCAGAGTTTGGCGATCTCGCGTGTTTTGCGCTGGCACACCTGCATGATCCTTGCGTCCAGGGTGTTCGGCACGTAGAGCCAGGACACCGTGACGGCCTTGCGGGTGGCGACGTTTTCGACACGGCATGCGGCCTGGTAGTTCTCGGCCGGCACCCATGAGGGCTCCACGATCGCAACCTCGTCCGCCGCGTCCAGGCAGATCGCAGTGCCCGCGGCCAGGGTCTGACCGATGAACAAGCGACAGTTGGGATCGGTCTGGAAGCGGGACACGGCAGCCTGGCGCGACAGGGGCGGCGTCGCGCCGTCGATGTAGGCGGGCTCGTGCGATTGCAGCATGTCGAACAGCGTGTGCAGCACCTGGTGGTGCCAGGCGAACACCACGATTTTGGCGACGCCGCACATGAGGGTGTCGGTGATCCAGTCCACCGCCGCCTGTGCCTTTGCTTCGCCCAGCTCGCGGCGCAGCGTGGTGATGTGCGTCGTCTCGCGGTCCAGCAGCTCCAGCAGCATGTTGTCCGACACGTTGGCCACGACGTTCGAGGAGGGCATGGACAACGCCGGCGCATGAATGGGCGTCATCGCATAAGTCACTTCGGGCATGTGCTCGATGACTTCGCGCTTGGTCCGGCGCAGCACGTTGCGAGCCAAGAGACTGCGCAAGGTTCCCTGGTCGCGCGACCCGACGATGCGTCGGCCGTAAATCGTGTTGTTCACGTGGCAGAAACGGTCCTCGAATTCGACCTGTTCGAGCGCCCGCGGCAGCGCGTCGCTGTCCAGCGCGGTGATCGTGTCGGGCCAGAGCGCGCGGTAGTGCGAATAGAGTTCGCCGGCATGATTGGGCGACGGTGTCGCGGTGAGCAGCCACACGCGCTCAGCATTGTGCACGATGCCCAGGGTGCGGCCACCACCGTAGACGGCCTTGGTGCGATTGCTGCCCGGCGACTTGAGATAGTGCGCCTCGTCCAGGATGAGCACGTCCCACCGCGCGCCCTGGCGGAGGCGCTTGCGCAGTATCTTGGCGTTGGCGTGGTTGTCCGAGAGCGTGTCGTAGGACACCAGTTCGATGCGCTTCGCCAGGCCAGGCGCGTGCTTGTCGATCTCGATTGGCCAGGACAACAGGCCGATGCTTGGGGTGCAGATCAGAATGCGCTTGAGGTCGAGCTTGATGGCCGCTCGAAGGGCCTGGCGGGACTTGCCCAGGCGGGTGTCGTCGGCGAGGAGTGCGCGCGGTGTCGCGCAAAGGAACTCGATACCCGCGACCTGGTAAGGGCGATCGTCCAAAAGCAACGTGTGGGTCTTTCAGTCCAGCGTAGGAGCGTAGGAGCGTAGGGAGCGTATTGTCTGGGACGAAGACCAACACGAAAGACAAACAGGCGCAAGAGCTAATCGGTGTCCAGGCTAGTCACCGTCGCCGTGATCTCAAGCTCGATCTTTTGGGTGGGGGCCACCGGACCACCAAACAGGGCCACGATGAATTCATAGCAGAACCGCACGGCGTAATACGCGCCGAAGCAGCCGCCTACCGCGGTAATCCACTGGTCCGGTGTCCAGGTCAGCAATCAAATTACTCCTTCGACTTGGTCAGATCACGCCTGCGACGCGCGCACCGGCCATGGCGATCAGCGCCGCGTCGGAACGCCCGTGGTCGCCTTTGCGCGCAAACTGGGCAGCATGTTGTGGAAAAAACTGGGTGCATCGTTGGCGCGACGCGTCCGGCCCTCTGGGGAGGCGGACGATGCGGCCCCACTCCTGCGGTGTCAGCAGGGTCACCGGCACGGCCAGCGCGGCCAGGACACCGAGGATCATGCCGTAGCTGGTGCCGAAGCTGAACATGGAGCTGACGCCCTGGCCCGGCATGGCGTGGACCCGTTCCACCGCGGCGAGGTCCGGGCGCAGCTCGCGCACCAGGTCGGCCAGGGTGGCGGGCTCGATGGTGGCCTTGGTGGCCTTGCCGACTCGGAGTCGGACAACGGGCATGTCGCGCACCAGAAATTCGCGGTCGGTAGGGCGTGCTTGGCCGAACGAAATCAATGCCAGAGCGCCGGTCAGCCCTGGATCGCAGCCGAGCACCCTCACCAGATGTCCGCCTCCGCCGATCGGGGCGGTGGCCCGGTCTGCATGAACTCAAAGGCGCGGCGGCCCTCGCGCATGTGGGCATAGACCACCGCCGCGACCCACTCGCGGCTGATCTGCTTGCGGGCCTTCCACATCTGGACCGTGCCGAGGCTTGGGGCGTGCCCGCAGTGCTTGTGGATCAGGCGCTGCAAGTCCACCGGATTGCCGCCGGCAGCCTCAAACATACGAGGGTAGTTCCAGCGAACCATAGGACTGCGCGGTTTAGGACAGTGGTCACGGAACGGTCAACAGTTTGTTGGTCAAGGCTGTGGACAACGCCACCAACAAAGTGTTAGCAGGGGCATGCTTCCCCTGCCTAAGCGCGGGGCAGCGCCTGCACGTGCCTAAGCGTGAGCAACAAATGGGATGGTATAAAATATGGCTGTTAGTCACCGATCAGCCGCACCGCCGCCGCCGCCACGGCCGCCCGCGGTGCTGCAAGAACACCAGGAATTCGCACAGCGCCTCTACCAGGCGCTGGCGGCCAAGCAGATGTCACAGTCCGATCTAGCCAAGGCGGTCTGGGGCAAGCAGAAGGACGCGCGCGGCTACAGCGTGGCGCGCAATCGGGACCGGGTGTCGGTGTATCTGAGCGGTCGCGGCGTGCCCGAGAAGGAAAACCTGGTGAAGATCGCCAAGGCTTTGGGCGTGCGGCCGGAGGACTTGGCGCCGGCCGTCATGGCTTCGCGACTGGAGCGTGAAAACCCCGAGGTCTCGATCGTCATGGTCGCGGGCCGGCCGGATCAGGCGGTGTTGCGGATTAACACCGTGGTGACGCCAGCGTTGGCCCTCAAGGTGGCCACCGTGCTGAACGACGCCAAGGCCGCCGCCGCGGGCGCTTGATGCCCGCTCCGAAAAGCGAGAGCGAACAAAAGATCACCGGGCCTCGCTGGCGGCAGCAAAAGGCTTGCGGAGAAGCGATGCAGACCCTTGGGCCGCCTTCAAAAAGGGTGGGAAAGCAAAAATGGACACCAACCAACCGGGTGCGTTCGCGACGCAGCGAACAGCGCCCCGGATGACACAGGACGCTGACGGTAACTACGTGATCGTATGGGCCGAACGGATCGGCACGACGGGCAAGTGGCGCTCACGGGCCAAGTCGTGCCGGACCAAGGTGCGTGAGATCGCCGACCTGGTGTTGCGCCTAGAGACAGGACAGACGGCGATCTTGCCCGCTTTGACCCTCGACGCGGTCGCGGACCTGTATCTAGGGGCTCGTCCAAGCCGCTCGCAGGGCGCCGCGTTGCGGGCCGTGCGGGCGGCGCTGGGCGGGATGCCGGCGGCCGGCATCACCGGCGCCGTGGTGCTGGACTACCGCCGCCAGCGCGTCCTGCAAGGCGCCGCGGGCACCACGCTGCGGCGTGAGCTGGGGGCGCTGGGCGCCTGCCTGCGCTGGGCGTTCAAGGCCGGCGCGATCAGCGACACCTTCATGGTGCCGCACGTGGATTTGCCACCGGAGAGCCAGCCGCGCGACGTGTGGCTGGACGACGCGCAGGAGGCGCGGGTGTGGCAGGCGGCGCTGGCCCTGGGGCCACGGCACCGGCACGTGCGGGCGTTCGTGTGCCTGGCGCTGGCCACGGGCGCCAGGAAAGAAGCCATCGAGCAACTGACCTGGGGCCGGGTCTACCTGGAGCGGCGCATGCTGGACTATCGCGTGCCCGACGCTCTGGTGTCGCGCAAGCGGCGCGTGCCGGTGCCGATAAACGACCGTTTGTCGCCTGTGTTGACTGAATTGCATGACAATCCGGTGGATTTATCGCCCTACGTGATGGGCGAACGCTCGTGCCGGGGGGCGTTGACGAGTTTCATGCGCAGCCTGGGACTGCCTTGGGTGACGCCGCATGTTCTGCGTCACACCGCGGCGACGCTGATGTTGCAGCGAGGCGCGAGCATCTGGGACGTGGCGGGTGTGCTGGGGGACACGACACGCACGGTGGAGCGGGTCTATGGCCACCATGTGAGCGGGAAATTGCAAAGCGCCGTTGGGAGGTTGGTGTGACATCGCAGCCTAGCGAACGCGAAGAGCGCCTGGAGGAGGCGCTGTGTCGCATCCAGCAGTGGGCCGACGCATATCCTACGGCCATCTTCCCCGTTCCAGACGACGGCTACATGCAGCGGGCGCATGACGTGTTGAAGGCGCACGGCATGACGGTGGATCGGATCAGTGCCGATGCCATGCGCCATGCCCTCTACGGTATCGGGCGCATCGCACGCGCAGCGTTGAAGGAGAAGCCCCAGATGCCTGACAGTGAAAAGCCAGCCACCGTGCTCTGTCCGAAGTGCGGCTCGCCACCACCGTCTCTGTCGGGGTGCATGGCAGACGACTGCCCAACGCAGGAGATCATTGGTGCGATGTGCAGAAAGACGAACGAGGAAGGGAAAAATTCGTGACAGCACTTACTGCCGAAGTGACGACCCGCACCGAGCGTAGGGTGAAGATCACGTATATATCGCGGCACATTGCGAAATGGTGGAACGCACGCCGTCAAGCAAAAGAGCCGATGCAGTTTACGGGCTGGTATTGGATGGACGCTCGCAGGGGAGAAGCCGGACCTTTCAAATCGCGAAGCGCCTGCGTTCGCGACGCGTATTATGTCTGCATCTTAGAGCGTGAAGCGCCGGCGCTTGGGGCCAGCACGATCCGGCGGGCCAACGCCGACGCGAAGCGCGACACGAACGTGGTGCATCTTGACCCGCCGGTGCCGGTGCCGTCGCGCAGCTCACGGGCGTTGCGCGTGGTGAACGGCTGATGGCCGGCGTTCGCAAACCGCTCACCAACTTGGTGAACAAGCTGCGGGCCGAACGGCTCGCGGCTTTGATCGAGGAGCGCAAGCAGGCGCTGGGCCTGAACAACGACGCCATCTGCCGCGCGGTCTCCGGCGTGGACAAGAACGACCGGGCAATGACCGGGGCCTACGCCTACATCAAGGGCCGTAATCTGCCGGCGCCCAAAGCGAGGCCAGCGTTGGCGAAGGCCATCCGGGTGCCGTTGGCGCGCCTCATAGAGATCATGGACTGGGTGCCGGACGAAGCGACAGCAGCACCGGCTGGGCCGCCGTCCACCACGCTTGTCCCGGTGGCCAGGTCCGGGCGGGCCATGACACCGCCCAAGAAGGTGAATGGCGGCGCGCATCCTGAGAGCGCAGGCGCGGGCGTGGGCGACGACCTGCTGCTGTTCCGCCTGCACCGCGACGGGACCAGCACCGTGCAGGTCAACGCCAGGCTGGAGGGGAGCCACGGCAAGGCGGTGCTGCGCATGCTGCTGGACACCGGCTTGGAGAGCACAGGGCCATGAGTGACGACGCACGCGAGGCTGAACGCCGCCGCATCGATGTCGCGGTGTGCATCCGGTGCGCCGGGCTGGCGCTGTATGTGGGCCGGGAGCGCCGGCGCCTGCGGCTGCGCAAGCTGGACGCGGGCGAGCTGCGCGAGCTGATGGCCGATCCCGAGCTGGCCGCGGAGCTGCTGCGTATGCAGGCGGCGGTGCGGAAGGTAGACGACATCATAGACAACGAGGCTTGACCCACATAGGCGCCGCACGCGGCGCCTAGGCCACCGCATTTTGTGTGCTTTGTCCTGTTTGTCCCTGGCGGTTGCCAACACGTGAGCGCGACGCCTAGCGTCGTGGTTCTGACACGCGATGGTCACGGAAAAGTTCGGGGGATTTAAGGTTGATGGGCCGGCAATCCGCGCTCCCGCAGGGAACAGAGGACCGCCGGCCCCGAGCAATCGGTCTTGCCACCCAATGACGTGACCAAAGCACACCGAGGAAGGACCAGGGTGCAGTGGGCAATGTAGGGATGGACGCGCCGCGCCGCAACACCGGCGCCGGCATGACCAACGCCGGCTTCCTGGAGGCGCTGTGCGGGCCTGAGTGGGGCCGGGTGCATGTGACGGGGTTTGCCCAGGACCCTGGCCTGGGCGGTGCCTGGGCCGGCTGGCGGGCGGGCCGGGCACCGGCCCGCATCGAGCAGCGCGCGCTGAACAACTATTTCACGGTTTCGGTGTTCGAGGACGACCCGCGCGGTGGCCGCGCGAGACGGTCAAAAGAGCTGTTCCTGTGGGCGTTCGTGGTGATCGTGGACGATGTCGGGACCAAGTGCGACGAGGGTCTGGTTCTCGGGCGCATGGGCGAGCCCACCTATCGGCTGGAGACCAGCGCCGGGAACTTCCAATGGGGCTACCGGCTGGACTTGCCGGAGTGGGACCGGGGCCGTGTCGAGGCGCTGGTCAGTGGGATGGTGGCGCACGGCGTGAGCCTGGACGGATCGGACCCCGGCATGAAGGGCGTCACACGGTATGCGCGGCTGCCGGTGGGCACGAACACGAAGGCCGCCTGTGGCGTGGGCGGGTTTGCGTGCCGGCTCGTGTCATGGCGGCCGGAAGTTACCTTTACGGTGGACGAGCTGGCCGAGGCGTGGGGGATTGTCCTGCCCGCGGTTGTGCCCGTGCCGCCCACGCCCACGCCCACGCCCACGCCCACGCCCACGCCCACGCCCACGCCCACGCCTGGGCCAGGCGCAGGAACGAAAGCCGTGCAAGCACCACCAGCGCCAGGCGGCCAGGCGTTGTCCGGCTTGTCCGGGACAACGGCCAACAACCA